ATGATGAGCTTCCGCCAGTACCGCATCGACGATCACCAGGAGTTCGTGCTCGAGCAGCTGATCCCGCTGATCGTCGGTCATGCCCGCGCCAGCGGTGTGCCGAGCAAGGCCGTCGTCCTGACCTCCTTCATCGCGTTGGCGACGATCCTGCAATGCGAGGGCATGGAGCGCAGCGCGCTGCTTCAGGCCATTGATACTGCGCGCCTCACGGCGCGCGAGGCCTCGGAGGTGTTGCACTGATGCCTGCTCCCATCGATTTGGTCCTCTCGCGCCTGGACGGCGTGAAAGCCACCGGCAGGGGCAAATGGATGGCCCGCACTCCAACCCGCGCGGACAGGACCCCGAGCCTGTCCATCCGGGAACTCGATGACGGCCGCGTGCTGCTGAAAGACTTCGGTGGTGACGACACCGCTGATGTCCTGGCAGCCATCGGACTGACCTTTGCCGACCTGTACCCGGACAGTAACCGCCGCCCCGCCCGGCGCGGGCCGAACGGTACCGCCGTCGAGGTCGAGCGCCGCATCGTCGCCTTCGGCATGTCCCTGCTGGCGCAAGGCATGCAGCTGCCGCCGTCCGATCTGGAGCGTCTGGAAGTGGCCCGCCGCCGCCTCGCTCAACTGGGGGGCCGTGCATGACCGTACAGCAGAAAGACCCCTTCAAGGATCAGTGGACCGAGATCGACCAGCGCCTGGCCAGCACGCCGTCATTCCGCTTCGTCGCGGCCTGCGACATGCCGGTGAACCCCATCGCCTGGCTTATCGACGGCTATATCGAAGCGGACGCGCTCGCGGTGCTGTATGGGCCGCCCGGCAAGGGCAAGTCGTTCCTCGCTCTGGACATGTCGTGCTGCATTGCCACCGGCTTGCCGTTTCATAGGCACGACGTTAAGCCGGGGGCCGTGTTCTACATCGCCGGTGAAGGCCACAACGGCCTGGCGCGGCGCCTGCGGGCCTGGGCTCAGCACAACGACGCGGAGATGCCGGCGCTGCTGTTCGTATCCGAAGCCCCCACCGATCTGGCCAGCGCCAGCAATGCGGAGAAGGTGGCCGAGGCCGTTCATCACCTTGCCGACACGACCGGTGAAAGACCGGTGCTTATCGTTATCGACACGATGGCCCGCAACTTCGGCGGTGACGAGAACAGCGCAACCGATGTGGGGCAGTTCATCCGCAATGCCGACGCGCTGCGCCGGCACTGGAGCGCCACCGTGGTGATAGTTCACCACAGCGGCAAGAACGGCGAGCGCGGTGCACGCGGTTCGTCGGCACTGAAGGGCGCTGCAGATGCCGAGTACGAAGTCAGCCGCAACGATGAGGACAAGCTGATCCGCCTGACCCCGCGCAAGATGAAGGATGCCGAAGAACCGCCGTCGCTCGCCTTCGAGCTGGTCGGCGTGCCGGTACGCGATGACGTCGGAAACCTGGTCGGTGGTGCGGCGCTCAGGCTGGCACAGCATGCCGAGCCCGCCACGGTGACGAAGCAGCTGGGCAAGCACCAGAAAGCCGCGCTGGATGCCCTGCGGCAGATGCACGCGGAGATTGCCGAGCGACTCGCCCGCCAGGGACGGGAGGACCATCCGGTCAATATCCCAGTCGATGACTGGAAAGCGAAATGCGAGGAGAACGGCATTCCGCGCCAGCGCTTCCATGACGCGAAGAACACCCTGACTGAGCGCCAGCAGATTCGTCTCGAAGGGCCACATGTATTTCTTGTCCGTCCGGTCCTGCGCCCCATAGGGGGAACGGACAGGACGGACAGCATTGTGTACATGAATAGCGGACATACCGGACAGGAACCGGACACAAATCGGACGGATACCGGACAGCCCGCCGAGACACCGGAATACGTGGAGTTCTAAGCCATGGCCGCACTGGACTATCTGCACCGGGCCGGCCTGACCGTCGAAGCTGTGGCCGACAAGCTGCGCGTCTCACCGCGCGAGCGGATCACTCCGGAGGCTCGTCAGTACATCACCGACCACAAGGCAGCGCTGCTGGCCGAGCTGGCCACTGCCATGCCGCCCCGCGCCTGGCTCCACCTGCTGGCGCTGGCCGATGGTCGAGTGATCCAGCGCACCGGCGATCTGGGTACTGCCACCGTCGAGGAGGAAGCGCGCCTGCAGTTCGGCGAGGAGCTGCTCGCCGTGGTGGCGGTACCGGGGTTCGAGCGCCTGCTGAGCCTCGAAGAGATCGCCAAGGCACTGGCCGGCACCCTCACGGCGCCAGCAGCACTGCCGCCGCCGTCGAGCGTCTGGCTGGCCCGTGTCGCCCGTCTGCTCGGCACCCGTGCGACCGAGCTGCTGGATCGCGGGTATCTGGAGCAGCGCGACCTTATCGAGCTGGCCGGCAGCGATGCGGCCCAGGTGGCCGAGACGATCCGAAGCAGCCCGACCTGGCTCAACCGTGCAGCACGCCCGGTGCCGCCGGCGAAGGTGATGCCCATCGAGGAAGACGCCGAACCACAGCGCACCGTCCACACGGCCGCCACGGCATCGGCGGACTGGCTGACGGCGCGCGACCAGCTCTACCAGCACCTGATGACCTGCCGGGCCTGCCACGCTCCTGCAGGCCGCTATTGCCCCAGCGGCAGTGACCTGCGCCAGCGCTACAACGACACCTCACAGGAGACGAACGCATGAGCGACAAGCTCAAGATATCCCTGCGCGACGGCGAAACGCCCTCCCAAGCCATGGCCCGTGTGGGCCTGACTCCGGAATGCCTCAGCGCTGTCGTACTGGTAGACAGCAAGATGATGGGCGATGTCGATGTCACCGAGGTCGTGGACGAGCTGCGCCGACAGACCGCCGCGCTCAACAGCGGCGACCTGACCCGCGCCGAGGACATGCTGCTGGCGCAGGCCCATACCCTGGACGGCCTGTTCGCCCAGCTCACCACCCGGGCGCTACGCTCGCAGCAGCGCGATGGCCTGGAGTCCTACATGCGCCTGGCGCTCAAGGCCCAAAACCAGGCCAGGGCTACCCTGCAGACCCTCGCCGAGCTGAAGGCACCCCGGCAGGTCGCCTTCGTGCAGCAGGCCAACATCGGCAATCAGGTACAGGTCAACAACAGCACGACCAGGCAGCCCGCGCGCACGCGGAAATCCGCAAAAGCGCCGAACGAACTATTGGAGGTGAAACATGGCGAACGGTTGGACACCCGAGCGACGGGCGCGGCAGGCAGAATTGATTCGGCAGTGGCAGCCGTGGAAACAGAGCATCGGCCCCAGAAGCTCGGAAGGCAAGGCCGCGGCCGCGCGTAACGCCTGGAAGGGCGGCGTCAGGCCGCTGCTGCGCGACCTGGCTCGTGAGCTGCGCGAGCAGGAAAAGGCGCGCCGCGAGCTGCTGGATTGAGCCTGCCGGCAGTCCTCAGCGCTTGATCTTGGGTCGCTCGTAGCGGGTATGGGCAGTCAGCTTCAGCATCAGCTCCATCTGCCCGACAGCACGGAGAACCTGATAGATATCCAGGCTCTCGATGTTCGTGTGCTGTTTGACGTAGTCGGCCAGGTAGGTCTGCGACTTGCATTCGACCCCATTACGGCGGCAGGCAAGATAGGCGAAGGACTCGGCCTCCAGCTCCATCTGTGCATGGTTCATAGGCAAAGGGCGCGCAGGAATGGAGAGCCGCTCGTCAGAGCCGAGATGCCCCAGTAACAGGTGGCCGAGTTCATGCGCCAAGGTGCTGAATTGCACATTGGGTTCGTGATTCTTGTTAAGCCGCATCAGGTACTCACTGGGCTTCTCGGTCTTTTTCTTCACACCCTTTGTCCGCATACCCATGCTTTCGGGTGGTGCCTGCGTCACCTCGATGGAACCGGCATGCCCCTCACCGCCATCGAAATAGTGATGCTTGATGCCCTTGCGCTCCATCAGCTGTAGGAAACCCTGCATGCGCTCCGCGGTGATCTCGCCGCTGGCCTGGAAGAAACTGACGTCCGCAGGCAGCGGGTCACCCTCGGTATCCTGCACGTCATAGACCAGCGCCACCGGTCCAAAGGGCCACAGGATGAGCAACGGCCGCGCATCCCGCTTCGGGCGCCGATTGAAGCGCTCGCTCCAGTCGAGCGCCGATGCTGCGTAGCTCAGCCCCGGCTTCTGGATCTGCAGCAGCATGGCGTTGAAGGGCGCGAAATTCCTCAGATTCACGACGAAGTCGAGCAGCTCCAGGTAGTCGGCGCTGCTGTGATACAGACGCGAATCGTCGAGCAACTGATCCAGCAGTGAGCGGGCAGCTTCAGATTCGAACAGGTCTTGCTGATGCATCATGGTCGGTCACTTCGTCCTTGAATGGCCCTTGATGAGGATCGGTCGATCAGCCACGGGAGTCGAGCGACGGATGCACAGCGAGCGCTCCGGCCAACCCCGCAGCGAACAGACGGACGATGGGTTCCGGCGTCAGCACCCTGACCTCCTGCCCGGCCGGGATGGTCGGCTGTAACGCCGTGTAGCCCTCGAACGACCAGCGCCACTGGCTGCCGCGCCAGAGCAGCACGCACTCGCCGGCGTGCTCGAGCATGCTGCCGTCCGGCAGCTCGGCGAGCCTGGTGGTCCAGGTGCGCTGGCTGCCGTCCTCGTTGAGGCGAGCGGCGTGCAGCAGGTTGTCGATGGCCGGAGCGGAGAGGTCCTGCTGTTCGGGGAAGGCCCGTGCCCAGGCTTTCTTGAACAGCTCATGCGCCGGGCGACGGCACTGCGCGCAGGGGCGATGGCCGGCGGCGTAGGCGGTCGGCTCGTCGAGGAAGAACAGCTCGGTGTAGCTGTTCGGCATCATCAGTTTGGGGCGCTGATAGTCCTTGAAGGACAGCGCGCAGGTGATCCACGGCTTGACCTTCCACGGGCTGACGATCTGCCGCTCGGCGTTGTGCAGGCGGCCGCGGTTGCCCATAAAGGTTCCGCGGCTGGAAACAGCGTGCAGCTGGCTATAGGGATCAACTCGGTTTTGTAATGGCATGGTTTACGTTCCTTGTGCCGGGGATTATTCGGCCGCCAAGCGCTTGCCGATTGTTTTCTCGATCAATTGCAGCAAGGTCTTCTGCCGCTGTTCATAGAATGCGGAAAAGTCATCCGCACGCAGTGCCTCAACCGGGATGTAGTGGCTGGCCAGTAGCTCGTTCATGCCGCTATCGTCGAGCCGAACCTGTGCGTGTTCCTGCAGCTTGCTCAAGTATTGCGACGGTGCCGTGCCGCCAATCATGCGGTTGGCCTTGTAGGAAATCGGCGTCTTGTTGATGATCGAGTCATATACCCGAGGCGCAATGCCCTGCCTGTCGCACCAGTCACGCGGAAAGATGTGGTGGATGTCCAGCGCCACCTCATCGGCTTCCAGGTCGCGGATGTTGGCTTTCCAGAAGAAGTCCTTGGCACCCTCGCGCAGCACCAGCACATTGATGCCCTTGTAGGCCGCACTGAGGCGGGAACTGAGTGAAGCCAGCCGGTCGATCTGGAAAGTGGCATCGCCGATGGTGCGTGGCGGCTCGGCGTCGTGCTCGATCCAGTTCAGCAGCTCCTCCACATCGTTGGCGATACGGGTTTCTACGGCACCACCATAGAGCTCGCCCAGCACGCCACACCAATACCAGCGTGCGAGCTTCTCGTGGATACGCGGTTCGCGCCAGCGCTCGTGGGCACCGATCAGCGCCATAACTGCAGCGAGTGGCGGCAGCTGGGTGCGATACGGCAGGTCGCGGGTGGACGTCAGGCACTCCTGCTTGAGGAATTTGGCGGCGCGGATGAAGCCTTGTTCGACCTTGTCTGCCCAGTTTTTGTAGGCCGCCAACGGCAGCTCCAGAACCGAGGCGCGCTTGGCACTCACCGGCGTAACCGCCTTGCCGGTCTTGCCCTCGGTCAGGTCGGCGCGGCGCTTCTCCAGCGTATGCAGCATGGTGATGGCCTGGAGGAAATCGGTGCTTTCCACCGCTGCAAGCAGCGGCTCCCCAGCCAGCCGCTTGCGCCGAGAAACTACTTCGCGTTCCTCGCTGCCGAACCAGTCGTCACGCAGGTTGAAGCCATCGGCGGCGTAGCTGGCGGTGACCAGCTCGAACACCGACAGCGGCACACCACCGGTATTGACCTTCTCGAACACCAGACACACCGCCTCCTTGCTGGTTTCTTTCCTCAGCACAATCAACGGGATCTGGTAATCGTTGTAGGCATCCAGCACCTGCTGCTTGAACTCAAAGAAGCGCTGCACCTCCTGCGGATTGAATCTGTAGAGATCCTGTAGCCAGTTCATCGCCTCGAAGATCTCGCCACAGGGGAAGTACAGCTGCTGGCATTCCAGCTCACGGGTCGACAGATCCAGATCCACCTTGCGACCGAAATCGCTGCGCTGCTGGCGACTCGCGTCCACCGCAATGATCGCGTCATCCAGGCGGTCAGCGCCGGCCAGCGCGGTTGGGATATGGATGTAGTAGTAACGCTCAGCGGGCTTACCCTTTTCTGTGCGCGTCTGCACCGGGCCGTCCAGTTTGAGCACCTGGGTCAGGGTGGTCAGTCGCTGCTGGCCGTCGAGAATCAACCGCTCGGGCGCTGCAAGATTATGTTTGGGTACACCTTCTACCTCGCGCATCTGAAAGCGCACCGCACCGCCGGTTTCCAGCAACATCACCGCGCCCACCGGAAACGAACGGCCCAGACTGACCAGCAGGCTGCGCACGTGCTCATCATCCCAGACCCAGCCACGCTGGAAGTCCGGCAACTGAATCTTGCCCTCAACGATGTCCTTGAGGATGTCTTTCAGCGGCAGCTTGGTGCTATCGAATGTGGCCATTTTCTTTCCTTGAACATTCATATGCTGGGGTCTTGCGCTGTAGGAGCGAATTCAACCACTGGTATTTACAGGGCGGCCAGCAGGCTTTGTAGACACTGATCCGCGTAAAGTTCTGACAACATCACACGATCCTCCTGGCAGATGCTCTTGCCCCAGTCGATCGGGGTTAGGTGCTGCTGCATCTGGAACATGTCTTGCGCTCCATTGCAGTGGGTTAAGAGGGTGTCACAGCACTTTATCTATGCAGGGAAACGCCAGCTTTCCCGCAGCCATGCAAGACGTTGCTGCAGCATTGGAATCGCCCGACGGCACCAAAACTCCCCGGACATCATGCCGCTGCTCATTCCGCCATGGGCGAGATGAGGCACCCATGTGTCCTGCCTGGCCACCAGCTTCGTTCCGGTGATAGCGGCATAGGCGCCCTGAACAATCCCTGCCAAGGCCTCTGTTGTGGCAGGCAGCGCGGTATGAGAGAGGGAGTGGCGCATTTCCAGCCACAGGAACAGATCGCCCCTGAGCCCCCATTGGTCTGGAACCGGATCGAACAGATCGGCAACGACAGCCCATGGATCACCAAGGAACATTGCGTCCGGACGCTGCAAGATCCGCTGTAATGCGGGAATGAAGCGCTCTTGCCAGAAAGCTGCCGACGTTCTGAAGTCGAAGTGCTCACCTACCTTGAAGGCTTGTTCTTGCCGGGCATCGGGCAAAAGGCCTGTCAACGCCTGTACCGCTGCCGCCAGCCGGTCAGGTAACTGTGTTGCAGAGGGCTCAGCCACGTCGAGGCTGAACATCTCGATCAGCCGGTCGCAGATAATCCGGTTGCCATCGTAAACGCCGAATAGCGCCGGCTCCTCCACCACCAGTCGGCGAATCAGCCGGGACAGGGATAGCGGACGGGGGGCCAGTATGTATGCCAGATCACCCCGCTCCGGGTTTTTCTCGATAGCGATCTGTTGGGCAGTTTGTTGTTTTTTGAGCGTAACGCGGCGTGTATCGGCGCCCAGTGACAGCAACTCGCCGATCACCGACAGGCTGGCACCATGCCATGCGGCCTGGTGTAAGGGAGCATACCCCTTACCCTCACTGGCCTCGTTCACCCGCTCTGGTGATTGCCGCAGAACCTCCAGCAGAGCATCCCACTGGCCATGAAAGGCCATCTCCGTAATCAGGCTCATACCTTTCTCCGTTGTCGGGCCTTGGGCGTGGCTGCGCGTTGGGCCTGGATGCGCTCCAGCAGCAGGCTGGCGGGTTCGTCGTTGGGGTCTTGGGGGACCAATTCGCCACGGAAGGCCTTGGCGAGGATGCTTTGGGTCAGGTGGTCGATGCGGCTTTTGGCCGAGGCGACCTTGGCTTCCAGTTGGTCGGCGAAGGCGAAGAGCTGTTCGACGCGGCGGACGATTTCGGTTTGTTCTTCACGCGGAGGCAGGGGAATCGGAAAGCCCTTGAACATTGCAATGTCGATTCGCAGCCGTGTTGCCCCAAAAGCCAACTTCTCAATCAGCCCCTTGCAGTGCTGTGAGTTGAAGAAAAACATCAGGTACTTTGGCAGGGCCACCCGCTCATCGACGCTCATCTTTATCACGTCGGGGGTCACCATTGCGGTCCCAATCCCTTGCGGGTATAGGCATGCAGTGCCCGGTGGGTCTCCAAGCTTCGTGACGAGAAGCTCTCCACCGTGAACGCTGTACTCTTGATGAAGCTCTTTCCAGACAGCTTCATCCATGAAGCCCGGCTTTTCCGTCTTGTAAACGCCTTCAGCAACATGCCGAAGAAAAATGATTGGAACCCCAGCATCGCGAAAATCTTTCGCTTTGAAGATCGTTCCGAAAGGGCCAGCACAAATGGCGGTATTGGAGTCTTCGGCGAGACGATGATTCTCTACCCAGCTCCAGCCATCTGGTATTGCAAAAAGCTGATCATCGCTAAATCCAGCGTCTGCCTTGCGTACTTTGAGCCTGCCCGTTTTTGAAGCATCAACCTTCGCAACTTGCTGCTCAGCACTTTCAGCGCATGGATTCACAGCCCGCCACTCCTCCGTCAATCGCCCGGAAACGGCGGCGGCGAGGACGGATTGGCGGAAGCGTTTGAGCAGTGCGGGGATGCCGTCGATGCGGGCTTTGAGGGTATCGACCTGGGCCAGCAGTTCGTCGAGCTTGGCGGCGATGCGGGTTTGTTCGGCAGCCGGTGGCACAAGTACTGAATAACTCTCCACAAATTGCTTGGGTACTCGACGCAGGCCAACTGCCCCCGTCATGTTTGCCGCGCCTTCACGCAGAAAATCCCGGCTTTTAACCACGCCCAACAAGTACTTGGCAGATATGTCGTCGCAGCTTGGGCGCAGTACGAAAAATTCGCTGCTACCAGCGCCAATGCCATTCGGCAGCCCTTCAACAAAGGCCGCCTTGCCGTTTTCAAAGCAAGGCGTGACCTTGGCGAAAATAACGTCGCCATCCTTGAAGTTGGTGTAAGCCTTCTTGATATCGCCCCACGGACGTTCATCGAATCGCAGTTTGTCTCGGAAGGTGGTCGGTGCATGGGACATGGGCACAAAGCCGGCGACGACTTCATCGTCGAATGCCTGCTTGGGATTCAGGTCCGCCAGATCGCCAATACGCGCTTCGGCCCACCCATTCGGCAACTCACTCATCCCCAGCCTCCTGAACCACCGAAAGCCCCATCACCTCCGCCATCAACTGCTTCTGCGCCGCCACTTCATCGCCAGCCCCCAGCGCCTTCATCAGCTCTTCCAGCTCATGCAGGGCTTCAGTCAGTTCGGCCATGGCCTCACCGGCCAGCACTTCCGGGGCAGGCAGATCAGCGGCATCCAGGCTGTCGGCATCCTTTAGCCAGCTGATATCCAGCGAGTCGCCGCGCTCGCGGATCTGCTCGCGGGTAAAGACGCGGAAGCGGCTCAGCTCGCCAATGCCTTCGACGTTTTCGGCGCGCGGGCTGTGGCCGTTGGGGTCGTCACCGTAGGCCTCCTCGAAGGGTTTTAGGTGCGCCGCGCCGAAGGGCGTGCGCTTGCCAAAGCTGGGCATATTGCTGCGCAGGTCATAGACCCATACACGCTGGGTGCAGCCTTGCTCCTGACGCGGGTCGGCCTGCGTGCCTTTCTGGAAGAACAGCACGTTGGTCTTCACGCCCTGGGCGTAGAAGATGCCGGTGGGCAGGCGCAGGAGGGTGTGCAGGTTGCACTTGTCCATCAGGTCGCGGCGCACCTCGGTGCCGACGCCGGCCTCGAACAGCACGTTGTCCGGCAGCACCACGGCGGCGCGGCCGCCGGGCTTGAGGCCGCGGTAGATGTGCTGCAAAAAGGCCAGTTGTTTGTTGCTGGTACGGTAGGTGAGGTCGTCGCGGGTCGGGCCGCCGCCGCCCTTGGCGGTGCCGAACGGCGGATTGGAGAGGATCACGTCGACCTTGGGTAGGCTGGCGCCGGCCTGGCCGAGGGCGTTGCCCAGGTGCACTACGCCTTCTTCGTCGCCTTCCATGCCGTGCAGCAGACAGTTCATCAGCGCCAGGCGGCGGGTGCCGGGCACCAGTTCGACGCCGACAAAGGCGCGGTTGCGCTGGAAGGCCTGGGCCTTGGCGTCGAGGTCGTAGAGATCGTCGGTGTTGCTCTTGATGTAGGCGTCGGCGGCGATCAGAAAGCCGGCGGTGCCGGCGGCCGGGTCCTGGATGGTTTCACCAGGCTGCGGTTTTATCGCACGGATGATGCTGTCGATCAGCGGGCGCGGGGTGAAGTACTGGCCGGCACCGGATTTGGTTTCGCTGGCGTTCTTCTCCAGCAGGCCTTCGTAGAGGTCGCCCAGACCATCCTGACGGGCGCTGAACCAGTCGATGCCATCCAGGCTCTTGATCAGCTGCTCAAGGTGGCGCGGCTCCTTGAGGCGGGTCTGGGCATCGGCATAGATTGCGGCGATCAGCGGGTCCGGGTTCTTGCCCAGATCCAGCAGCATCTGCCGGTAGTGGTCGAGCAGGGTGAGCCCGGACTTGCCAGCAAGGTCCGGCCAGCGCGCGCCATCGGGCAGCTTGTGCTCGAAGGCGTCGTTGTTCTGTACCTGCTCGTATTCCATCTTGATGAACAGCAGCAGCACCAGCTCGGTGACGTAGTCGCTGTAGTTGATGCCGTCGTCGCGCAGGACGTCGCAGAGGTTCCAGAGTTTTTGGACGATGTCGGAGTGGGTCATAACAGTCTTCTCTAATCGGCTCTTGGCGTGAGCCGAATAAGGCGGCTATTCGGCTCACAGGAAAAAGGGTCAATCAGGCGCGTGCCAGAAAGGGTCTTGCTGCCAGTTCTGGGGAAAGCCCATGGCGCGCAGGTCAACTTCCGGGAAGTCGGCCAGCAGTTCATGCAGGCGTTTGTCCCAACTGGTGTTCGGGCTGACCTGGCGCATCAGGTGGTTGAGGATGCACAGCACTGGAAATACCCGGTTGTGCTCGCCAGATTTTTTAAGGTGTTCTGGCCATTGGAATTTGGGCTTTTCCGGTAGTTTGGGACGGATGCCCAGCTCGCGATTCCACAGCCTGGCATGGTGGGCGCAAATATTGCGGACCGTGGTTAGGGTATGTAGCCAGGATTCCAGCAGTGGTGCGACGAGATTCAGGCGCTTGGCGATGGCCTTACGGTCGACGTCTTGCGCCAGTCCTGCATAGAGATGGGACAAATCACCCAAGGTCAGTTCTTCGGTCATCGCCCAGCCGGGCATCAGCTCGGGTTCGCTGTAGGTCAGCGGGTAGAAGCGGGCGTAGCTTTCCTTGGAACGTTGCTCTCGGAGTTGGCTTTTACGTTGCCCGTTAGGGTGCCGGTCTATGCGCTGGCAATCCCGGGCATAGTCGCGCAGGGCACGCTGCTGCTTTTCGCGCACCGTGTTAAGAAGGCGCTGGTGATCGTACTGGCGCTGGAAGTAGCTGGCCTGCAGGTACCAGTGGGCACCACGGCTTGGCCCCATGTGGTTGCTGATTGCAGCGCGAGCGGATACTTCGACCCGCTCGATGGCGTCCATCGCCAACAGGCGCAGGCGGCGGTCGAAGTCGTAGAGGCGTGTCAGGCTGCGAAATCCGGTTCCGGGGCGGAAGCCGTGCTGCGCATCATCGGCCAGCTGGAAAGGCCGCATATAGGGCGTCAGGCGAAAAAAGCTCACCGCTTCGAGGAAGTTGCGTGCACGTGCTTCGTCTTGAAACTGTAGGCCGCGCGTCTTGAGCAGAGCGATCTGCTGAGCGACGTCGATGGCGGGCTTGTCGAAGGTTCTCATACGACAAAACCTGCAGGCATAAAAAACCCGCTCAATTTGTGCGTAACTGCCGAAGCGGTCATAGGCATGGCGGGTGTATTGCGCGCAAGACTATGCACCCGATGCGGGGTTTGCAAGTATTTTTGCGCTTTATTGATAACGGTTTTCAACTGGCTTGCGTCCATAGATGGCCGTTGAGCGTTTCAAGCACCACCGCGAGGTTGCCGCCCAGCCGCTTATCCAGTTGCTTGCTGCCGCCATCGTTCTTGAAGGCTTCGCCGATCTGCCGGTCGTCGATTACCACTTCGTGCACCAGTTGCTTGGCCAGGCGATCCAGCCATTTGCGTTGCAGCGCAGTCCAGGGTTGCAGCGTGTAGATGCGCTGCATGGCCTTGGCCACGCGCTGCTCGAACGGCAGCAGGGCTTCGCCAATGGCGGCCTGGCGGATGAAGCCGACGATGCTGGCGGCGATTTCCTGGTTGGTCTGGTTGCGCCAGGCGCTCTGTAGGTTCACTTCGCTGTAGCCGTGCGTATCGAGCAGCAGGCGGACTTCGCGCAGCTGTTCGCGGGTCAGGTCTTGCGGGCGGTTGACCACCACGCCGAGGGCCACCGACTGGTTGAGCTGGTTTTTGATGAAGTCGTGGAAGCTTTCCAGGTAGTCGGCGGGCTTCTGGTTGGCGCCGTAGTTTTGCTCGCGGACCAGCAACTCGTCTGTGTGGCCGGAAATGACCGGGTAATTCTCTGAGCCAAGCAGGGCATTGACCGAAGCCAGCTGGTCGAGCAACTGGGCGTGCTGGTGGATGAACTGCGCGGCCTGCTGCGGGCCGAGTTGGTGCAGGTGCTGGTGCAGTTTGTCCGGCGCCACGCCCCAGCTGTCTTCCAGCTCACTGAGCTTGTGCTTGAGCGTGGGCTTGTCTTCGGCCTTGTGGCTGGCCTTGCGCAGGATGCGCATCACGCGCTGGCTGAGCTGGTCGAGCACGTCATGGGCATGGCTGGTTTCCGGCAGGTTGCCAGGGGCGTCGAGGCTGGCCGGGTTGCTCAGCTCGCTGACCAGCTGCTGGAGGCTGACGTTGGGGTCTTTGACCAGCGGCTTCATGGTGTCGACCGCTTCGAGGCTGGCGTAGAGGTCGACCGGGTCGTAGATGTTGAACACGGTTTTGCCGATCTCGTCGCAGCGGCGGGTGGCGCGGCCCTTCATCTGCTCATAGAGGATGCGTGAGCGGACCCGGCGCATGAACACCAGATGACAGATGCGCGGCACGTCGATGCCGGTGGTGAGCAGGTCGACGGTGATGGCGATGCTCGGGTAGCGCTCGTTCTTGTACTGGCGGATCAGCTGTTCAACCTTGTCGCTCTGCCCGGTGATGATCTGCACGGCGGCCTGGTTGTAGTGCTCGCCGTGGACCTCCTTGAAGGCTTCGTCGAGCAGGTTTTTGACCCGTTCGGCGTGGGCCTGGTTGACGCAGAAGATCATGGTTTTCTCGTCGCCCAGCGGGTCGAGCTCCTGGGCCAGCTGTTCGCAGATGACCTTGTCGAAGCCGGGGGTGATCACGCGACGGTTGAAGGATTCGATCTCGAAGTCGAGTTCGTCCTCCAGTTCGGCGGTATCCACCTCGCCGGTGGCGGTGTTGATGATGCTGACACTGTCGCCCTTAGCGAAGTGGATGCCGCTCTGGCTGAGCAGGGTCTGGTAGCGGATCGGCGGTTCGTGGTCGATCAGCCAGTCATCGGCCACCGCTTCGCGGTAGCTGTAGGTGAACACCGGGGCGCCGAATACTTCGCTGGTGTGCTTGGCCGGGGTGGCGGTGAGGCCGATGCGGCAGGCGTCGAAGTAGTCGAGCACGCGGCGGTATTGCGACAGGTACTGGCTGAAATCGCGGATTGCCAGCTCGCCTTCGGTCATCTCCTTGTCGAGGATGTAACCGCGGTGGGCTTCGTCGACGATGATGCAGTCGAAGGCATCGATGGGCGGCGGGTTGTCCGACTGGAAGATGCGCCGGACCATGGCTTGTACGGTGGCGACCTGGATGCGTGTTTCGGCCTCGGCGGCCATGTCACCCAGTTCCTTGATGTCGTAGATCTGCGCCAGGGTGTGGTTCTGCTCCAGCGAGGCTTCGTGAAAGGCTTCGATGGCCTGCTGGCCGAGGGCGCTGCGGTCGACCAGAAAGAGAATGCGGCGGAAACGCTCGGCTTTCAGCAGGCGGTACATCAGGCCGATGATGGTGCGCGTCTTGCCGGTGCCGGTTGCCATGGCCAGTAGGCACTGGCGGCGGTTGTTGGCCAGGGCCTGCTCCACCGCCTTGATGGCGTTTTCCTGATAGTCACGCAGTTTCAGGTAGGCGAAACCTTCCTGCGCAAGCTTGGCCTCGGCCTCTTCACGGCTGCGTTTGAGCCAGTCGAGCAGGCCCTCGGGCGTGTGGAAGTCCTGTAGCGCACGAGGCAGATTGGCGGGGCTGCGCAGGTCGCGGAACCAGATGCCGGACTGTTCGGCGAGTTGTTTGACATAGGGCCTGCCGTTGCAGGCAAATGCGAACGGCACCTGGAAGTGGCCGCCCTGGCCGTCCGCCCAGCCGCTTGCCGGGCCGGCGGGCTGCAGATCACTGCTGATGGTCAGTTGGCGGGAATAGCGTTCTGCCTGTGGGATGCGGCTGGCGACATTGATGCGCTGGCGCTTGGCCTCGACGATGGCGACCGGGATCAGGCCGGCAAACAGCACGTAGTCGGCGTCTTCCTTCGGCTTGCTGGTCGGCCATTCTGCGATGGCTTTGTTCTTGCCCTTTTCCGGGCGCGCGCCCTTGCTCCAGCTGAGATCGAGGGAGTCGGCCTCCCAGCCGGCATCATTGAGTTGCTGGTCGATGAGGATGCGGGTCAGATCCTCGTTGAGATCGAACTGGCTACTGGCCTGCAGGGTTTTCTGGGTGACCTGTTGGCCAGCCTGCGGTTGGGCAGCCAGCTGTTGCTGCAGTGTCTTGAGACTTTGTTCATGTTCGTTGCGCAGCTTATTGAGTGCAGCTTCGTGTTCGGCAGCCAGCTGCTTGTGGGTGCGCGACTCGGCATCCATCTGTTCGGCCAGTACGGCATATTCCTCGGCCTCGCGCTTGAGCAGGCCAGCCAGTTGCTGGTTGTTCTCTAGTTGCTGGCTGGATTCGCTCAACTGGGCCTTCAGTTGCTCGATCTGGCTTTGTAGGTCGCGCAGTGGAGCACTGGGGTCGCTGGGGATTAAAAAAGCGCCGGCTTTGAAGGTGCTGCCGGCCTTGCCGAATGCCCTGTGGTACCAGATACACAGTTCGCGGGCGACCTTGAGCCCGTCCAGCGCCTCACGGTGCTGGGTGCGGAACTGGTGGGTGGCCTTGTTGCCTTCGATGCGCAGGGTGTGGAACAGGTTGCGAATGTTCTGATCCAGCTGGATTTCGCGGCTCAGCTTGTAGAGCAGGTCGGCCTGGCTGGTGGTGGCCTCAAGCTCGATACCGGCTCGACTGGCCAAATCCCGGGCCAAGGCTTCGCCGAGTTGACGCAACTTGATCAGGGTGGTGTTGGGATCGCTGGCGAAGACCTGCTCTGCCGCGCAGGCGAGCTGGAAGAACACCGGGTCGTGTTCCTTGAGGAAGGCGAAGTTACTGCTCTCGGCCATGTTCCATCCCTTGAAGTCATCCCCCGGTCATCCGGGCTTGGCGGTGCTATGGGAGGGATGATGCCAGAACACTGCCCGCCGGGGGGCTCGGGATAGAGGCGCACAACTGCAGCTTCGCGGAGGGGGCGCTGGTTCGCAAAGAGCTGGTTCGCACGGAGAACGTGCCTGATTGGCTCCGGCAGCGATGGGAAATCACTACGTGGCGGGGCTGAGCAGGCTGTCTTGAAGGGGATACTTTGCCGTTCTGGTGTTAGCCCGGTGTTAGCCCGCCTCAGGAACGAAAAAGGCCCGCATTGCTGCAGGCCTTGATCTATATGGTGCCGGCACCAGGAGTCGAACCCGGGACCTACTGATTACAAGTCCGCGCCAACGTGTAGGCCCGCCGGGCAAAATGTCCTAAGGCCCTTATTTTCAAAGATATATAGCGATATGCGCTGGCCATTTCGATACCGGGTGTGGACGTTATGTGGACGTTACGTTTGCGCCTTTCTTTCGTGACGCCACAAAAGCTTTCACAGTGTGCAATACGCCCCTACTTGCTAAGGCCCGCGTGCCTGCTGGGCTGCGCCTGTCCTTTCACCACCCACTCCGTTTGCATTAAAAACACACGCAAAGCCCGTCGGCGGGAGGGGGATAAGTGCGTTTTGAACTGCGTTTTATCTTGTGCGGCACTTTTTTGCAGTGATCTATTGCGGTGTGTACTGTGTGTATAAAATTGCTTGATCAAATATGATCAGTGTGTAGAATACACACCATCGACAGGCGGAAAGGAGGGCCGGATGCGAAGTAGAGAGGTGATAGAGCTGATCGAGGCGGATGGGTGGTACGAGGTGGCGGTGAAAGGTAGTCACCATCAGTTCAAGCATCCGACAAAGTCAGGCCGGGTGACTGTTCCACACCCCAAGTCAGAGATAGCGGTAGGAACGCTTCACAACATACTGAAACAAGCCGGCCTCAAGTGAGGCCGGCAACACCTCTCAAGTGTTCGGCCCGTTGTGTTACCGGGACTGCGCAAGCCAGCCCCTTAGCTAAATCGTTAGAGGTTAAACAAATGAAATTTCCAGTCGTACTGCACAAAGACGCTGATTCGGACTATGGGGTGACCGTGCCCGATGTACCGGGCTGTTTCTCAGCAGGCGCCACTGTCTCGGAGGCTCTGGAAAACGCACAGGAAGCCCTGGCACTCCATTTTGAAGGTTTGGTGGCTGACGGTGACGCGCTGCCCCAAGCGCAAGAAGTAGACGTGCATATGGGCAATCCAGACTATGCCGGCGGTGTATGGGCGGTGGTCGATTTCGATGTGACGCCCTACCTGGGCAAGGCGGTTCGGTTTAACGCCACTCTGCCGGAGAACCTGCTGCACCGTATTGATGATGTGGTGAAGAAAGATCACCGCTACGCCTCACGCTCTGGCTTCCTGGCCACAGCGGCATTGCGGGAACTGACGGTGGCATAAGCCGACAGCAGGAATGACGAGGGCGCCTAATGGCGCCCTTTTTCGTTATGCCGTAATCGGCTTCAGCTTCCCCGCCAGCGCCTTCGCCGTCCCAGCCTTCGCAGTAAACCCACTCGCATCGCCTGGGCTCGGCGTCGGCCCGGGCTGGTGGGTGTGCCCGGCCAACTGCGTGTTCATCGCCTCCACCAGGTCGAGCAGGTCGCACACCACCTGGAGCAGGTTGACGCCTTCGGAACCCAGCCACGTCTTCGGCGCGATGCTGCGGCGGATGCCCTGGATGCGTTCCTGCATGTCACCGCCGATCGTGGCGTTGTGCTTCTGGCCCACCACCAGGTTGAGGTCGCGCCCGGTGGCCTGGTGCAGGTCGTCCACCGCGGCGAGGCTGGCGGATCCGCCGGATAGCAGCTTGAGTGCGCCCAGCGCCTCCACTTTCTTGATACCGCCCACCGATTCGGTGGAATGGTCGTCCACCCCCACCGTGTGGTTCTGGTAGCGCTCGGTGTTGTCCAGGGCTTCCACCTGGCGCTCCACCGCCTTGTCCTCGATCTTCCCGTCCGTCTGGCGCAGCCAGTTGCCGTCGGCGTCCACGCGCTGCTGGCAGGCCTCGCTGTGCTGCCACACCTGGTCGCCTTTCGGCACGCGCGGCAGGCTCAGCCCGTGCGGCAGCACGGTCTGGATGAATGGCTTGTGGGGCAGACCATAGGCGAAGCACACCACCACCACCGTGCCTTCCTCTGCGAAGCCGAAGAAGCCCGCCTCCTGCCCACCGTTCGGCGCCGGCAGCGGCACGCTGGAGAGAATCGGCAGATCCGGATCGGGCTCGCCGTCCGACAGCAGCACCTCCACATCCACGGCGAAGCGCGGGCGGAAGTCATCGCACAGGCCGGGCACCGCCGGCGCATCCGGAACCGCCACCACGCGGCCGAAGCGGGGAAGGTGGTAGCCGCCGGTCAGCTCGGAGAATTGCCGCTCTACGCTGCGGCGGATTGCGTCGTCCATCGGATGGCCATCTTGTTGTCGGCGAGCGTCACGCTGGTGATCCGCTCGCCCTGGTTGATCGTTGCACCAGGGCGCAAGCCGGGCAGGGCCGCGATCATGGCGCTCTGGTTACCCTGGTAGCCGTCGAACAGCTCGACCGGCAATTGCAGCGGTGCTCGAGCACCGAAGAAGCTGTCCGCCCAGCTGCCGGCGAACAGCTCGCCGTCGCCCTGCTGCTGCCAGATGAAGTCGGGGATGTTGAACACGCGGGCCAGACTGTCCATCGCCTGGTACCCGGCGGCCAGGCTGTAGAAGAAGGGCGCCTTCACCTTTGCATAGGGCCGCTCGGGCACGCGGAAGCGCAGCCCCGTTTTTTCGCTGATGGCAGCAAGCACCATCGTCATGTCGACATGGCGAAGGTTCATCGGCATGGGGTTCGCCAGGATCGCCGCCAGCTCTCGACACATCAGCACCTGCTGAACACTGTTGGCCGCGGTGCAGCGCTCCACGTAGCCGATGAAGTGGCGCTGCAGCGTTGCCTCGTTGTAACCGATGTCGAGCGTCACCAGCCCCTTCACCGGGGCATCGGCCTGAATGGTGAACGAGGCGCGGCCAGGGCTTTTCAGCTCCAGTCGCACCTCGTCCTTGACCAGCGGGAAAGCGGTGCCGCCGATGGTCAGCACCTTGTGCAGTTTCATGCTCATGAGGAACCGCCCAGGTAGTTGTCCAGCTTCTTCAGCGTCGCTTCGAAGCCGGTGAGTTCCTGTCCTGGTGCAGCTGCTCCATCGCCGGCGGCGGTGCCTGTCGAGCTGACCGCCTGCCCGGGCGCGGACTGGCTGGTGACCGCGTTGGGCTGGCGGCGTTTCTCCACCCGCTCGGGGTTGGAGAGCTTTTCCGCCAGGGTGAACTGCACTCGCCACGCGGCCAGCGAATCGTCTTCACGCGCGCTGACGCCATCGGAGAACTGCACCTGGCGCACGCCGAAGGCCGTGGCGGTGTCGTTGACGATGCGGTACGTCTTCAGCTGGCCGCCGCCTTCGGTGGCCTCGGCCAGGCGCATCAGGTCGCGCAGCTGCACCTGGTCGACGAAGGGGATCATCAGCGAGACGGTCAGCGTCTTCGGCTTGAAGCCCTTGTGCGCCGCCGTGCTGTTGCTCGTCTGCCCGGACATGTCGTCGCTTTCGATGCGCAGGTTGGCCGTGATCTTCAGCCCCTTGCCCTGCACCTTTTCACCGTCGAGCAGCAGCGTCATAGGCCCACCAGCTCCCGTACAAAGCTCAGCCCATCCAGCGAGCCCACCAGCAGCAGGCCCGCGCTCAATACCCATTCATGCCCGGGCGCATCGCCCTCGAGCAGCTGCCGGCGCAGCTCGCTGGCATCACCAGGGCCGATCAGCCGGGCGCGCATGCTGGTGTCGGCGCTACCGTTGGCCAGCAGTGCCTTCAGGTCCGCCAGCTGCTGGTCGCGACCCTGCTGTTGGCTGGCCTTGCGGCTGGCCAGCGCGGCGAGGTCCGCCATCGGCGAGCTGTCGGCGGCGTAGCTCTCCAGCACTGCCAGCTGGCCGGCGATGGATTGCTTGGCCGCCTTGGTCACCGTGCAGCGCTCCAGCGGCAGCGCGCCCCAGCGGGGCAGGGGGCCGGCGCTGGGCATCTCCCACTTTTCCGCCTCGAGGCGCGACAAGTGCCGGGCACGACGCTCGGTGCGTACCAGGTCAGGTACCGGCAGCAGCGCATTGAAGCGCGACAGGGTGTCGGCCAGCTGGTCGAACCGGGTGGAAAGAAACAGCAGGGAAAGGGCGTACTGCGGGCCGCTGGGCTTGCCCTGGTCGGATGGGTCCACCAGCTTGCCGGCGAGCTGCTGCAGCAGGTTCGGCGCCGACAGGAAGCGCTGGTTGCCGCGCCCCTGGCCGATGCCGCTCTGGAACGGCGTCACCGCCAGGCACGCAGGCGCCTCGCCCAGCTGGCTGCCCAGCGCCGCGCGCCCGGTGGCGATCGCGCCGGCGGCAGCACCGCCGACCGGTCCCGGATTTGTGGTGGCCAGTCCGTCGAGCCCGGCGAGCCGCTGCGCCGTGCTGGCCAGTTCGCCGCCGGCGAGTGTCTTGGCGTCGTCAAGCTCTGCCATCCACTGCGTGGCCTGCTCGGGCCAGCGCATGGTCACCGGTGCCCAGGTCATACCGGTTCGGCCTCCAGTGCCATCACCTCGGCGAACGCCTCGGCATAGGCCGCATCGAACTGGCCGCGAATGTCGATCGCCTCTATTTCGGCCATGGTGCTGGCCGCCAAAATGGCGGTTTGCACCGTGCGTTCGCCTCGGAAGCAACCGCGCACATGCGCGGCGACCGCCGTGGCGATCGGGCGAATCTGCTCGAGGGTTACCACCTGCCAGCCGTTGGCCGCTTTCCAGTCCGTGTCGGGCACGAGGCCCGATTGCAGCGTCACGAAGGCGCTCGACAACTGCGCCTGGCTTTCGCGGTCGGTCAGGATGTGCAGGCCGCCGGGTAAGTCCAAGCCGCCCGTTTCAAATCCGAAACGGTACGCGGCCAGCTCGCCGAGCATTTCCGGCTGATTTAAACCAACCACCAACTGGTCGGCCTCTACCTCATTCGCCGCATTCCACTTGGCGTCATATTGGCGCTGAGTATGAATTACATGCGCGGCGCCATCTTTAAACGATACCAGCTGATACATAAGCGCCTCCTTTAATCGACACGGAAGAATGACCCGGTATAGACATACATATTAGAAGCTAAGCCCACAGCAGCATGGTCCCGGCGGTTTTCGGTGCGCCGATTGTTGGGTATCTCCGTCCATGTATTCGCGGCGGGGTCATACATAAGTAGACTGCCGCCATAACTACCATCAGCGTTGTTACCACCGTCAACATAGAACCGGCCATTTACCGCAGCGCCGGCGGCGAGGTATTTTTGCCACGGCATGCTAGCGCGCTGGGTCCATTTATCCGTCCCAGGATCATAGGACCACACATCTTTCTTGGCTGTAGAGCCGGAGCCTCCATCCCAAATACCGCCCGCTATATAGAGCTTTCCGTCCAGCACCGCAGACGCCGCGTCGTATCGCTCCGTACCATTCGGCGGGCTAGTTTTCGCTGTCCATGCGGCGGTAGCGGGGTTGTATTCGTAGAGGGATCGAGTGCCTGTATTCGAACTCCAACTACCCTTGCCACCAAAGAGATACAGTTTCCCGCCTATAGCCTGCAAAGATTGATAAGTGTATCCACCAGGAGCTTCGCCGAGACTAGCCCACACATTCGTTAGCGTGTTGTATTTACGCAGCGTCACCGCTCCGTAATACGACGCTGCTGAAACTACATATATATCGGTGCCAATAACAGCCACGGCTTTAGACGAATAAGTCGCGGCAGGGGCATTTGCGAGCTGCACCCATTGATTTAATGAAGGCGTAAACTTCCAGGTTTCCATTTCCTGATGCCCACCCGTCAGGTACAGAACACCATCAACCTCGGCCAGCATCGCGAAGTTAGTGATACTTGGACCGCTGGCCAGTCGGGTATAGGTGCCTTGCAGTTGCGGGGCGGTAACAAATCCAATGACGGACGACCACTCGCTTTCGCCGACCTGCGCGCCGCGATATTTCACCCGCACGAAATAGGCGGTTTCCATCGTTAAGCCGGCGGGCTTGTAGCTGGTGAGCTGCGATACCGACCAACCACTATCCACGACCACAGTCGAGAAGTCGGCCACAGTCGAAACCTGCCAGCGGCTCGACTCATGCGTATCCGCGCCGCCCGAAACACTGAATGCGTCCGCGATAACGGTCAGGCCGGTGCTGACGTTAACGGCGCCGTCCAGCGGGCTGGTGACTGTTGGCTTGCGGATGTAGATCGTCGCCGTGTTAAACGCCACCGCCGACGACCAGGCCGATACCAGCGTCGCGCCGTGGTACTGCACGCGCACGTAGTAACGGGTAGCCGGGTCCAGGCGCGCGCCCGCAGCGGCTAGGCTGATTGCCGTCAGGTTGTCCGCGCCCTGCTGATCGAATACAAGGTCCGTGAATCCGGTATCGCGTGCGACCTGCCAGCGGGTTGCGGCGTGGCTGTCGTAGCCGGCCGGGTACGCGACGAAGGGCGACGCGGCCAGGTCAGGCTCGAACGTCACGTTCGTGGCCCCGGCTGTCGGCGACAGAATTACCGGCTGGTCGATGGCGGCAGATCCCACCGGCACCTTGAACGTCGCCTTCGCCGCGCCTCGGCGCACCTCCAGTGTGGCCACCCCCTCCGGCGCTTCGGCGGGAACATCCAGCGTCATCTCGTCGCCCGCCAGCGTCACGCTACCCACCGTGCTGCTCGCCTGATAAACCGCAAACGCATCGAAATCGGTGATCTGGTACGTGTTCGAGCTGCCCGGGTAGACCAGCACCGGTCCGTCCAGGCTCACACTCTGCGGTGGGTTCCAGGATGCCGCGTCCACCTTCTTTTCCAGCTCTGCCTGCAGCGCGGCGATCTGGGTATTCATCGCCGCGAACTGCGCTGTGAAGTCGAACTGCCAACTCGCCGCCGGCACGTCGATCCCGGTCAGGCTCTGCGCCCCGTCATACTCTAGGACGATGTTGCGGGTCAGGTTGTTGCCGGTCTGCAGCGGCGGCAGCTCGCGGCGCTTCTGCTGCCGTGGCACGTAGGCGGCGATCAGCAACACGTCTTCGGTCGTCTGCAGCCCGATCCAGTTGAAGTCGAAGTCGCCGATGTTGGTGCCCATCAGCAAGCTGTAGACCACCTGGTTAGGGCTCAGGTAGCCCTCGCGCGTCAGCTCGCCGTTCGGCCCCGCGGCGCCGTCGCGGCTGATGTCCACGCTGTAGACGATCTGCTCAGCCGGCGGCAAGCCGGCCTCTCGGTCGACGGGCTGAGTGGTATCCAGCCCGGGCAGGTAGGCCAGTACGAAGCGCGCGACCTCGAGCGGTTGGCGGTCGGCCTGTTTCTGGGCGATCAGGCGTTCGCCAGCGATGGTGATGCTTGCCCCCATGGGGAACTCCTTCAGCGGGTGACCAGCGTCATCTGGTCGTTGTTGAATTCCAGCGAGGCCACCGAAACGCTGACCGCCTGGGTGGTATCGAACCGGGCGACCAGGGTCAGCTGGTCGCTATTGATCTCGGATGCCGCCAGGCGCAGCACGACGGCGGATGTGCCGACGAACTCATACCGCCGGCACGTGCGGCCGTAGTACTGCACAATCACGCTCAGCAGCTCAGGGTTCTCGGAAAGCTGCGAATCGCTCAGGTGCAGCTGCACCACGTCCCAGTCCCGATCGGGCAGGCGCTCCTCGATGCGCACGTAGCCCACGCCCAGGCGCTGCATGATTCGCTTGAAGCCCGCCACGCTGCCGGCGTCCACTGCGTTGACAAAGGCATGCTTCACGCGCAGGCGGTACAGCGTCTCGGGCTCACCCTTGAAGCGGGCGATGTCCCGCTGCCAGGCCAGCAGGTCCAGGATCGTCAGGTGGCAGGTGTCCGCGTCCATCTGCAGCAGGGGCCAGCGCAGCCAGCCTCCCACCTTTGCCCACCAGGACGTGGCCGCGGCCTTGAGCTTCGTCAGCTCGGTACCGGCGAGCCAGAAAGGCAGCTCGAGCTTGATCATCGGCGCACCTCGCCGGGGAACTTCGCTGCCCGGCACCGGTCATTGCCAGTGACGGCCGGCCGGTCGGACGCCCCTCCCCATAGGTTTTCGCCGGTCGCCGTCTTTCCTCCCTTACGCATTCACCACCTCCAGGCTCTGGATACGGGGAATGCTCAGCTCGGACACGATGTCCGTGTTCGCAAAGTCCAGCGACTCGATGCCCGCAAACTGCTGATGCAGCTCCTCGCCCAGGCGGCTGAAGGAAAAGCGCGCCTGCGGGTAGGTCAGCGTCGGTTGGTAGTCGCGCTGGGTGCTCTCGCGGAAGGCGGCTCGAACAAACAGCTCCACCTCATCGCGCAACGTTTCGCGCTGCGTGGCGGTCAGCGTCGAGCGCGGCCAGATCGTCAGGCTGATGTCGTGCAGGGTTTCCGGCATCGCCATCACCAGCAGGTCATCACCATGGCCGTGGTTGCCGGCATCGCGGATATGCGCGTTGATCTGCGCCAGGTACGTCTCGGCGGGCACGCCGGCTTCGAACAGCACGTAGGCATTGGCGCTGCCGGGGCCGCGCGGTGCGCCGTGCTCGAAGTACACGCCATCAGGGCTTACGCCCGGGAAGGCGGCGATCAGCGCCCGGTACACCGCATCGGTGTGCCACTGGTTCACCGCGGACCACTGGTTACGCACACGCAGGCGCAACTGGTCGTCGGGCTCCTGATCGGCGCCGGGCTGCGTCAGCCAGCCGTCGGCATTCACCACCTGGACGATGCCGGGGATCGGCTCCGGCAGGATCGCGTAGTAACCGGGCGCCAGATTGTAGCCGCTGCCAGCATCCTGTGCCCTGGCGGGCACGCTCGCCTGCTGCTGGCCATCGACAAAGCTCGCCGCCGCGGTGGTCACCAGCACATACACCGTGCCGTTGATGGGGGCCGACTGCACGCGGGTGCCGGCGGGCACTTCCAGGGCGCCGTCAGGCGTGCCGCGGGTCAGCAGCAACGTACCGACCGCGCGGGTCGCGGGCTTACGCTCCACATTCACCGCCCAGGCCAGCATGTCCAGCCAGGCGCCGGTGGCGGTTTTCACGAAGAAGTTCGGCAGTACCGTGCCGCTGACGAACTCCAGCAGCCACAGCACGGGCTTGGTCACCAGCGCGGTGACGACACGCCAGAACGGCGAGTACGCGCTGGTGTTGCTCAGCTTGCTGCCCTGGGCGGTCACCTCACTTTCCCAGGCTTGGCGCAGGCCCGCCTCGGTGGTGGGGATGCCCGCATCCATCAGCGCTTGTTTGAAGTCCACGTCGCTCACAGGGCCACCTCGATGCTGCCGAATTTCAGGGTCTTGGCGGTGACCAGGTACTGGCCTGGCTCCACCTGGGTGATCAGTGCGGTGCCGGGTACCAGGCGCTCGTCGGCCTCCACCAGCAGCTCCATCTGCTGGATGCAGTCGCGCTGGCGCAGCCGGTCGCGCTCGGCCACCAGCGTCACCAGCAGGCCGCTGTCGCGGATCATGTGGGCGATGTCCTGGGCGATGCTGGCGCGGTCGTCCACCAGCAGCGGCTGGCGGGACAGGTCCAGCACCAGATCGTTGTCGGCGATCAGCAGGTCGATGTAATCGCTCATCCGCCCACCGCCATGCCCAGCATGTTTTCCAGCTCGAGCGGGCTCATCGCCTTGCCGGTGTGGATCTCGACTTTCTCAACCCGGGTGCCCTTGTCCTGGTTGCTGGTGTTCTGAATGCTGGTCAGCAGGCCGCCCGGCGGCACCGCGTTGGCGCGCTGCGGCGCAAGCCCGGCCAGCGGCTCGTTGATGCGTTGCTGGGTCTGCTCGGCCTGCGCGGCCGGCATCGGTGCGAGCACCAGGGGCGGTGCGGCTGGCGTGGTGGACGGCAGCGCCTGGCGCATTGCACGGTCAATCGCCGGCGTGCTGGGCGGCTGTGTCGCGGTCAGCGCCGGTACTTCCGGCATGGCGCCAAGCTTCGCGTCGATCTCCACACCGGGGATCTTGTTCAGCATTGCGATCAAGCCATTGATGGCGTTGTGGAAGATCGCGACGATGCCGTCCCAAGCGGCCTTGGCCATGCCACTCCAGCCGCCCATGGAGGCGAACCAATCGGAAAGGGCGGTCAGCTGGGCCGATACCCACTGGAAGGCGGCGGTGTTCATGATCGCCGCGGTGATCTCGTCCCAGTAGATGATCGCGGCGCCGATCGCCACGCCCAAGGCGATCAGCCCTACCACCACCCAGGTGATCGGGTTGGCCCACAGCGCTGCGTTGAACAGCCAGGCGGCGGCGGTGGCGATGGTCCACACCGCGGACAATCCCAGCCAGGCGGTCTTCGCCAGCGCCACCACGAAGGTGATCGCGCCGATGCCGGCAGCCAGGCCGAATACCACTAGCGTGGCGATGCCGATCAGTCGGGTGATGTTCGGGAACAGCCCGGCCCAGCGCGTCATGGTCCCGGCAATGCCGGTTAGCCGCTCCATCAGCGGGGTCAGGATAGGAATCAGCGCCTGGCCGAAGGCAATGCGCAGCGCCTGCACTGCGGCGCCGAACTGCTGCCAGGGGTCGACCATGGCCTTGGCCATCTTCTCGGCCTGCTCGAGGCCGTGCACGTTGCCCAGCTGCTCCATGCTGTTGGCCAGGCCCGTGGTGTCGGTCATCAGCAGCTTGATCAGGCCCACAGCCTCGTCGGAGCCGAATGCCTTTTTCAGCGCGTCGGATTCGGCCACGTCCAGCGTGTCGCCGAACTTGCCCTTGAGCTTGTCCAGGATCTGCAGCATCGGCAGCATTCGGCCCTGGCTGTCGGTAAACGACAGGCCCAGTTTTTCCTGGGCGCCGCCCACCCCGGATAGGAAGGCCTTGTACTTGGTACCGGCTTCGGCGCCACCCATGGTCGCCTGCAGCGTGCCGAGGATGGCCACCTGCTCGGACAGGCCGATGCCGGCGGACGTCGCACTGGCACCGATCGACGTGAACGCGTCGCTCATGTCTTTGCCGGTGGTCTTGAACATCTGCACGGCCAGCGCCGTCTGGCCGGTCAGGTTCTCCACCCACTCGGCTTTGCCCATGGCATCGGCCTGGTTCTTGAAGATGCCGTACATGGTGCCGACGTAGCTGGTGATCGTGCCGGCGTCGGCTTTTGTCGCCTTGGCCAGCAGGTTGCTCGCATTGGTGAACGACGACAGCTGCTCGCCGGTGAGCCCGGCGATCGCCGACTGGATGTCATAGGCCGAGGCCACGAAGTCACGGGCGTTCGCGCCGTAGGCCACGGAGAACTCCAGCGCCTTGTCGTTCAGCCGCTGCAGCGCGTCCTCGGCCACGCCGAGGGATTTCACCTCGCCCAGGGCGCGGTTCATCTCCAGCGCCGGCTGCAGCGATTCGTTGATGGCCAGCCCAGCGCCCACCATGCCGGCCAGGCCGAAGCCCATCTGCCGGATGTTGTCCTGACCTTTCTCGGCCAGCTCGTTGAAGCCCATCTTCACCTTGCCCAACGGCGCGCTGACCTGGTCGGTCAGCTTCAGGATGAAGTTCAGGGCGGCGCTGTTCGTAGCCATCGATCACCTAACCATTCAACGCATGGGCAATGCCGTTCGCTACGGCGATCTCCATGCGTCTCCAGTACTCGTCCTCCAGCCACTTGGCGGTGCCCATGTTCTCGGGGGTGGGCGCCGCGCCAGGTAGCCAGCGTTCAGCCAGGGCCATCAGCTGGCCCAGGCCGTCTTCGGTCAGTCGTTCGGCTCGGTGGAGGGCTTTTTTACCGCCACCTCAACGTCCGGGCTGTACTCCTCGAGCAGCGTGCCGGCCACCTGCATGGTCAGCACCGGGTTGGCCAGCAGCGGGCGCAGCGCGTCCTTTTGGTCGGGCTGCACGGTGGTGGTCAGCAGGTTGTGGCCGGGGGCGACCTTGTTGCTCGTGGTCAGCGCGTTGAAGTACTTCGTCACGTCCTGGGCGGACAGGTTGAACGTGAAGTCGGTGGCGCCGATGGTGATCACGATCTGGCGTTGTGCGGTCATGCTCTGTTCCTCATAAGGGCTTCGATGTGGGCGCGCAGGTTGCTTTCCAGCTTGTCCATGGCGCGCTCGAAATCGGTGGTTTTCGGGTAGTTCTGGGCGATCTCCACGCGCAGCTCCAGGTGCTCGCGTCGCGCCTCGCTCACCTGCCGGAACAGATGTGCCTGGAAGCCGATCACGGCGGTCAGCAGCAGCTCCGGCAGCAGGTTCATCAGGTTCTCCAGCAGGCCCATGTCAGGCGCTCCAGTTGCCACGCCCGCCGATGCGCACCGCGGCGTGCATCAGCCAGGCGAGGGCCTTGTTCATGCCTTCCTCGAGGAGGGCGGCGTGGAAGATCCTGTCCGCCTCGCGCTTGGTGAAGCGGTGGGTCAGGTTCGTGTAGATGAAGTCGTGCACCACGGCCGGCCGGCGGGCCTGCACGTGGTCGCGCGGCACGATGCGCCAGGCCAGGCGGGGCACGCTGGCCAGGTCGGTGCGGTAGCCCACCGGCACGATCACGCGGCGCCCATCGGCGGTGCGGTACTGCAGCGGCTTGACCACCTTCCACAGCGCGTCGCCGGGCACATGGCGCAGCTCCAGGTCGCTTTCAAAAGGCATCGGCTGCGCACTCCACGCGGATCCGGTTCGGCGCCGTGCTGGTGGCGATCGCCTCGCGCAGCACGCTGCGGCCGATCTCCGGCGCCGCGCAGTAGCGGCTCACCAGCGTGCTGGCGGCGGTGGCCACCGGGTTGCTACCGGCGCAGGCGGCAATGCCGAGGGTGGTGACCAGGGCAAGCGCGCAGGCCAACAGCTGGGTCTTGAACGAGTACTTCATGATCAGTAGCTCCAGATCATCGGGCGGGGCAGCTGCTCGGCCGGCGCCATGTCCAGGTGAATGAACCGCCCGCTGCCCTTCTGCTGAACGCCGATGCCGGTGAAGGGCAGCGTCATGGCCAGGCGCAGGATGGAAACCGCCGCCGCACCGCTGCAGGCGATGTCCAGCGCCGCGCCGGTGCTGTGCGCGCCGGGCTTGGTCTTGCGCGCCTCCACCGGGTGCTGGCGGCAGCGGTAGGCGCTGCTGATCACCAGCGGCTGGCCGTACAGCGTGCGCAGCTGTTGCACCGCCTCCATGAAGGCTGGGTCCATCTCGGTGCCGTCGCTGCCGCAGCGACCGCATTTGCAGCGCAACTCGGCGTAGCTGAAGTTCGGCCAGGGGCTCTTGCTCATCGGGTGGCTCGCTTCTCGAAAAGGGTTTGGCACGGGGTGCAGCGGGTCACCCCGCCCAGCGCGCGGCGCTTGGCGGGGATCTCCTCGTCGCAGTCCTGGCAGTGATGCAGGCTCGGGCCGTTCGGTGAGCGGGCCAGCTGGGCGGCCAAGGCGCGCTCCAGCTCCCGTTCTTCGCGGTCAACCGCGCGATCGACCCAGTCCGCCATCAGCGCAGCCCCTCGATCTCTTCAGCGGCGAGGTACGGCACGCCGTTGATGCGGATGAAGTCCGGGCTGGTGACGTCGAAGGGCACCTTGTGCTTGCTCTTCTCGCCGCCCTTGGGGTCGATGTTCAGCAGGCTGGATACCTTCAACTTGCAGCCGAAGGCCTCCACGCGCAGCTCCTCATCGCCGGCCTTGGCGAAGAACACCGAGTCGAACGGATCGAGCTGGCGGAAGCTGCCGGCGCGCTTGGCGGCCTCGATCAGCAGGTTGAAGTTGGCGGTGTCGAATTCCATCTCGCCGCCGGCGGAAACATCGCCGTCCACGTGCCCATTGGGCACGCCCTTGTCTTGCGCCACCGCGGTGTTGTCGGTGATGTCCAGGGTGCAGCTCTCGACGTGAACCAGCAGGTCGCCCAGGTTCACGTCGAAGTTTTTGCCACCGATACGTGCCATGCGGGCTTACTCCGAATCGTCGTTGGAAAGGTCGAGGGCGATGTTCGCCGTGAGGTCTTTCGGGCAGTTGTAGGGCTTGAGCTTTAGGTAGGCCTCGACCTTGGTCTTGCTCTGCCACACCAGCACGATGTCGCCGTCTTTCGGCGGCTCGATCTCGCCCGGGAACACCTGGCCGGCGAACTGCACCGAACGCGACATCGCACGCAGCGGTGCCATCAGCGCGCTGGTGGCCGCGGCCATGGAATTGGGGGTGCTGTTCAGGCGGCGGTCGGCGACCCGCTGGATCAGCAGGATGCGCACCCGGCGCGCGGCCTTGTCCGCCAGGCGTAGGTACTCCACCACCTGGAAGTCGCTGCCCGGCGCGTCGAGCATGTTGCCGTCGCCCCAGAACACGCCCGGGTAGTCGGGGTAGGTCTGCGACACGCTGAAACGGGCGCTGTCCAGCTCGGCGCGGATGGCCGAAGGCAGCGGGATGCCGTCGACGTCCACCGGCGTTTCGCCCAGGCCCAGCACGGCGCCTGTGGCCACGCGCATGGGGCTGTCGGCGATGCTTACTGCGGCGTTGGCCAGGCGCCCGGCCAGCACGCCAAGGTCGTTGCCGTGCAGCTGCGGTACCACCAGCACGCGCGGCGCGGCCAGGTCCTGGACAATGGCGCGCTGCTCGATCAGGTACTGGTTCCAGGTCTGCAGGTCCGGATCGCAACCGGCGCTTGCCGCCATCACGAACACGCGGCGGCCGTAGGTGCTGTTCAGCATCACCGCGGCGTCGTGCATCGCACTCAGCTCGGCGCCGCTGGTCACCGGCGAGGTGATCACCACCGCCTCGACCGAGAAACCCTGCTGCTGGGAGTACTCCAGGGCGTCCTGCCAGTTGCCGGCTACCGCGTCGATCGGCGCAGCCAGGCAGGCCCAGCGGTCGCCGCCGTTCAGGCGCGCCGCGGTGACCTGGCGCTTCAGGTCGCTGTCGGCTTCGCCCAGCGCCGCGTCCAGATCGCTCTGGGTGTTCAGGGGGATCAGCTCGCCGACGTTCGCCGCGGCCGGGCCGATGAAAAGGAAATAGCGCTCGATCTCGGTCACGGCACCCTGGCCGAGGTTGAGATTGTTGACGCTGACTTTGCCGAGTGCCATGCAGTGCCTCGCTAGCGGGGTGAGTTAAGGATTTGCGGGAGCAGGTAGGCGATCAGCTCGTTGACTTCCTGCTGGTTGGCCACGCCGAAGAACTCGCGCTTGGGCAGCTCGATCTCCCAACTGGTGGGGCCGGGTTTCTCTTGCTTGAGCAGGCGAATCAGCAGGCCCGCCTGGCTGTACTTGATGTTCTGGACGATCCAGTCCGCGGGCGGCCGCAGCCAGCGCTGGCCGCCGCGCTTGGTCTTGCCGGCGCGGATCTTGAAACCGAGCCGGCGCAGGCGCTTGGCCTGCTCGGCGGTGGCCATCAGCGGCGTGACCCGGCTGAAGGCGCGCATCTGGCCGGCGGTGCGGCGCTGCACCATCCCGGCGTTGTGGATGCCGGCGATCATCGCGGTCTTGCGCTTGCCCCAGCCCAGCTCGGCGGCGTCCTCGGTCAGGCGCACCACGGATAGTCCGGTGGCCAGGCCGGTCAGCATCTTTGGCTTCTGGCCCTTCTTGCGTTTGCGGGCGCGCGGCGCGAAGGCGCTGCCGTGCAGGTCGGCCTGTTCACGGACACGCTTGCGCCACCCGGTACGAATGCGCAGGGCGGTGCGGTTCATCAGCCGGCGGCGCAGCTTCGGCGGCAGGTCCAGCAGCGCGAGCTGGGCGGCCACGTCGAGCTGGCCGCGCACGTCCAGGTTGAACGGGTTACTGGCTGCCACTGGCCACCTCCCCGTGTTCGGCAATCCACAGGTCGAACGGCACGAAGGCCCAGCGCTTGCCGAAGGCCTCGATCTCGCCGTCATCGGCTTCGGCCAGGTACTGCGGTTCGATGAATTCCAGGGTCAGCTCGACGTCGGCCAGGTCGTTGTCCAGCTGCTCGATGTCGAAGGTCGGCGCCGGCAGGTCATCGGCGCGATCGGGGTCGTGGTTCTCCAGCCAGCTGCCGAGCAGGGCCATCAGCCGGCCCGGGTGATCGGCGAAGCGCTCCATCACGATCACCGCGCGGTAGCGCATGTCGCCCAGGTGCAGGCCGTCCAGGTCGGGCTTCCAGGTGAGGTTGAGCGTGACCTGCTCGGCCCAGCTGTCGATCTGTTCCGGAGCGACCAAACGGCGCTCGAGCAGAAAGGTGGTCAGGGCGCGGAGCTTGTTCACAGCAGCACCGCCGTGATCCGGCCACGGCCTTGCAGCAGGCGCACGGCCTGTTGGCTGAAGGCGAGGAACTTGTCCTCGGTGGCGGGTGATTCCTTGGCGATGTTCTCCGCCGACTCGCGGCGGTTCACCGTGGCGAACTGCTGCAGCAGGTAGGCCTTGGCGCGGCAGTACACGGCGCGCTTGTACGTCGCTACGTGAAATGTGCGCTCCGGCAGGACCATGGGGTCCGCACTTTCCACGCTGGTGACGCCCGCCGCCTGCCAATCCGCCTTTCGCTTGGCCAGGTCGACGTTTACTTCGCCCATGGCGAAGGCGATGCCCTCGGCCAGCAGCTCGCTCAGGTACTCCGCCGGCAGGCGGTAGCCCTTCTGGAACTCGGCAACGGAGAGGTCCGGCCAGAAGCCGTCGTTCTCTATCGCTTGGTCCACCAGGGTGGTCGGTTTACCTGAAAAGCTCATCGCTGGCCGCTCGAATAGGGCGGGGTGACTGCGTCGGGTGGTACTGGCTCAAAGCCGGAACACCTGGGCAGGCCCCGCTGGGGGGGGTAGCTGGTTACGCGGTACCGGCTTCGGCCTGCTGCTTGCGCAGCACCTTCTCGGCACCTTCAAGGCGCGTTTTCACGCCGATTTCCGGGTACAGCTCGGTGGCACGATTCAGGTGCTCAACAGCCGCGCCCCAGTCCTTACGGTCCATGGCCAGCACGCCGAGCAACTTGTGGTATCGGGCCGGGATGCGCTCGAACAGCTGCCAGGGGGCGGGGCGCTCGGATTCGCCGCCTTGCTTGAAGCCGTCCCAGTTGCCATCCACACGCGGCAGCAGCTGTGATACGTAGGGTTCCGGGCTGCGGCCGGCCTTGTGCTCGGCCTCGGCCCAGTCGATCAGCTCGTCGGCGACGAAGGTCTGCACGTCACGCTTGAAGCGTTCCGGCAGCTGCTGGCCCTGCCCAATCGCGAAGTCGGCAAGCTCGATGCCGGCTTCGAACTGCGCCGTATCGAACAGCCAGACCAGCACCTGCATCAGCACCGGGTTCGGGTGGTTCAGGCCCGACTCGCGGTAGCGCTGCACGTAGTCCAGGTACTTGGGCAACAGCTCGTCGCGCTTGAGTGCCTGGCGTGCCTCGCGGCTGTTGATGGCACTGATGCGCTCCAGGTCCGCATCCATCGCGGTGGTCATCAGGGCCAGGTGCTTCTGGGCGTTGGCAGGGCCGGCCAGGGCGGTGGCGGGCGTGTAAGCCCGCGCACCGGTGGCCGCCGCTGCCGCACCCTGTTCAAGGACGCGACGTTTATGGGCTAGGGCCAGGCTCATGTCAGACGAACTCCACGTTGGCGGACTCGACGCCGGCGAATTTGCCCAGCTGCTCTACGACATAGCCTTCGTTGCGGCTGTTGAAGTCCTCGACACGCGAGCGCTTCGGGTTCTCCTGGATGTGCCGACGCCAGCTGCTGTCCTGGAAGTAGATGGAAAGGTTGTCGAAGCTGGTGACCACCACGCCGCGGGCCGGGAAATGCGGGCAGGTGTAGGCCGGTCTGCCGCCGTAGGTTGCGATCACCTGGGCCAGCTCGATGCGCTCTTTCTCGGTCGGGGTGTCGCCCTGGGCGGCGTACAACTTGGCCTTGTCGTGGGCCAGCAGCTCGTGGCCGATGATGGCCACCAAGTCGCCACCGTCACGGAACTCGTCGTCGATCATCATCGACAAGTCGTGCACCAGGGCATCGAGGTTCGGGTAGTCGCCGGTTGCGCCGATCTGGATCTTCCCGGCGACCTTCTCACCGGTGGTGAGGATCTGCTGCGGTGCCTGATCGCGAACGATCTGCAGCCAGCCTTTGTTCACGTCCTGCAGCAGCGGGTTGGCTACGCGGTCGGTGGTGGCGGCGGCGCTGGTCCCGTTCCAGCCGATCATGATGCGGTCGAGCGCGATCTGCTTCTGTACTGCGGCGGAATAACGCTGCGCAAAGTTCGGGAATTTCGCCCAGGCGTCGATGCTGGCGAAGCGCAGCGACACGTCGCTGTGAGTTTCGAACAGCTCGTACGGCTGGCCGTCCAGGCCCAGCACGCTACGCGGTTCGCGGTCGGATACAGTGGTGTCGGTGCGGCCGGTAACGGTTCCGCTGGTACCCAGCATCACCTTCTCGCCCTTGATCTCGCTGACCGGAATCACGTTGATCCGGGACAGGAAGGCCGAGCTGTGGGTGATTTTTTCGTTCAGCGTCTGCGCATGGGTTGGCGAGACGTTGAACTCCTCGCGCACGGTTTCCACGCCGTAGGTGCTGGCGATGGCAAGGGCGAGGACGTTGAATTGCTGGCGGGCGGCTTGGCTCAGCTGGCTCATATCAGTAGACCTTCTGGGGTTCTTCGTCAGCAGCGCCAGTGGTGTTGGGCACGTCTTTGCCCTTGCCCTGGTTCAGCGCGGTGTTGAATTTCTCGGTCAGGTCATCCAGCGAGGTTTTCAGGCTGTTGAACTGCTCGGCGGTGATACCGGTGGCCTTGTCGCCGTCCTTGCCGGTTTCTGGCTCGGTGACGGCGGGCTTCTCGGGCTCGGTGGGCTTGGCGGCAAAGGTGGCAGCGCTCGTTTCCAGGCTGGTGGCCACGGTGCCGAGCTTGTCCACCGCGGCGGCGAAGGCCTGCACGGTTTTCGGATCCATTGGGGTGCTCTCGTCTTTGGGGGTTGCGGGGGATTCGGGACCGCCCTTGCCGAGGGCGCTGAACAGACGGGTGAAGAAGGAAAGGGCGGCGGCTTCGTCCGTATCGGGCGCGGCGCTCAGCTCGCCCAGCGGCTCGAGGTTGGCGAAGTAGTTGCCCTTCTCCGCGCGGCGGGAGAAGTGCAGGGGCTCGGTGCCGAGGCTGGCGGGCTCGTCGGTCACGGCCAGGCCGGCAAGATAGGCTTTGCCGGTGTCGGCGAACTCGGGCTGGATCTCGATGCTGGTGAACAGCTTCTGGGCTTCCTTGTTCAGCGCAAGCAGCCGGTCGTTGGGCTGCAGCTTGGCGAACAGAGCGACCTTGCCGTCTTCCAGGTCTTCGGCCTTCAGCTCGGTGACCGTGCCGAAGCTGCCGACATACCGGATGTGCTCGTACCAGATCGTCGCGGTGTACAGCGCGGGGTCGTAGCCCTCGGCCATGTCGCGCAGATCCTGCGCCTCGATCGTGCGGCCGTCGGCGGTTTTGCCGCTGGTGGCGACGCGTTTCCAGTCGGTAACAAGGGAGCGGGGCATGAACTTTTCGGCTCTGTCGGGGTTCAGATGCCGCCACCATAGGCACCGCCCAGGTGCCCCTCAAACGCTTTGCTTCCGCCTCGTTCCTAGCTGCGAAATCTAGGAATTGCCCGCAATTTCTCTGCGCGTTTGCCTCTTTTCTGCCGCATAGACTGCGGCGCATGCCTTACTCCATCGAGATCAAAGAAACCGCCAAGCGCCTGTACCTGCGCCGCGCCAAGCCGCGCGAAATACAGGCCGAACTCGGCTTGCCCAACGTCCGGATCGTCTACTACTGGATCGCCAAGGGCGGCTGGGACGAGATGCTGACGGACGAGGAGCCGCTGACCGCCGTCAGCCGGCGCATCACCCTGCTGCTGGAGAAGCCCGGCACGCTGGCCAAGGGCGAGCTGGACGAGCTGGACCGCCTCACCACGGTGCGCGAACGCCTGCTGAAGCAATGCGCCAAGCCAATGCAGCCAGCCGGCGAGGCGCCGCCGGAGCGCGTCCAGGGGCGCGACGCGCCGCAGGGCGAGCGGCAACAGCGGCGGGGCGGCAAAGGTGGACCGCGGGAGAAGAAGCCGAAGAACGACGTCACCGGCCTCTCCGAAGTCGACTTCCTGGAGAAGTTCACGGCCAACATGTTCGGCTACCAGCAGGAGCTATTCGCCGCCAAACAGAACCCGCTGACCTGCCGCATCCGCAACGTGCTGAAAAGCCGGCAGGTGGGCCTGACCTACTACTTCGCTGCCGAAGCCTTCATGGATGCGGTGCTGACCGGCGACAACCAGATGTTCCTCTCGGCCAGCCGGGCGCAGTCCGAGATTTTCCGCAGCTACATCATTGCCTTCGCCGCGGAGTGGTTCGGCCTTCAGCTCACCGGCAACCCGATCGTGCTCAGCCGCGACGGCAAACCCTGGGCCGAGCTGCGCTTCCTCAGCACCAACAGCAGCACCGCCCAGGGCCACCACGGGCACGTCTACATCGACGAGTACTTCTGGATCCGTGATTTCGAGAAGCTGAACAGCCTCGCCGGCGCGATGGCCACCCACAAAAAGTGGCGAAAAACCTACTTTTCCACGCCCAGCGCCGTCACCCATCAGGCCTACCCGTTCTGGACCGGCGAGGAGTTCCGCAACAGCAAACGGGGCAAAAAGCTCGGGCATGAGTGGCCCAGCGAAGCGGCCATTCACCAGGGCGCGCTCTGCCCGGACGGCCAGTGGCGCAAGGTCATCACCATTGAAGATGCGGTGGCAGGCGGCTGCGATCTGTTCGACATCGATCGCTTGCGCCTGGAGAACGACGAGGACCGCTTCGATCAGCTGTACATGTGCAAATTCATCGACAGCACCCAGAGCGTCTTCAGCCTGGCCGACCTCGAGCGCTGCTACTCCGACCAGAGCCTGTGGACAGACTACGATCCCGACCCGAAGGAGCCGCGCCCCTTCGGCAACAGCCCGGTGTGGCTTGGCTACGACCCCAGCCGCACACGCGACGACGCCACCTGCGTGGTGGTCGCGCCACCGCTGGAGGCTGGCGGCAAGTTCCGCATCCTGGAGAAACACAGCTGGCGGGGGCACTCGTTCACCTACCAGGCCGGCCAGGTCAAGAAGCTCACCGAGCGCTTCAACGTCGTGCACATCGGCATCGACATCACCGGGGTGGGCTACGGGGTGTTCGACCTGGTGCGCGACTTCTTCCCGCGGGCCACGCCGATCCACTACAGCCTGGAGACGAAGAACGCCTTGGTGCTCAAGGCGCAGGACACCGTCCAGGGCAGCCGCATCGAATGGGACGCCGGCTGGAACGACATCGCCGCGGCCTTCCTGACGATCAAGCGCGGCGCCACCGCCAGCGGCCAGATCACCTACAGCGCCTCGCGCACCGATGCCACCGGCCACGCCGACATCGCCTGGGCGATCATGCACGCGCTGGCCCATGAACCCCTCAACACCAACAAACGGCGGCGCAGCCGCTGGTCATCACTCGAACAGGTCAGCCATGGCAAAGCGCAAACCGCAGCAGCAACAAGCAACCAACCGGGCGCCCAAGGCGTTCTCGTTCGGCGCCCCCGAATCGGTGCTGGCCGAAAACATGGGGCAGTACCTGGGCGTGTTCGCCAGCGACGACGGGCGCCTCTACACGCCGCCGGTGTCGCGCACCGGGCTGGCCAAGCTGCTGCGCGCCAACGCTCACCACGGCGCCATTCCCAAGTTCAAGCGCAACCTGCTGCTGCGTGACTTCCGCCCCTCGGCCGGCTGCAGCGCGCAGACCATGGGGCGCGCGGCGCTCGATTTCATCGTGTTCGGCGAGGCCTACTTCCAGCGCATGCGCAACATCATCGGCCAGGTACTCGAGCTGCAGCACCTCCCGGCGATCAACATGCGGCGCAAGGTCGGCGGGGGCTTCGTGATGCTGCTGCCCAAGGGGCAGGAACTGCACTTCGAGGAAGACGAGGTGGAGCACGTGATGGATTACGACGTCGAGCAGAACGTCTATGGCGTGCCCGACTACCTGGGCGGCATGCACTCGCTGTTGCTCAACGAGAGCGCCACGCTGTTCCGCCGCCGCTACTACAACAACGGCGCCCACGCGGGCTTCATCTTCTACACCAACGACCCGGACCTCACCGAGGAGGACGAGAAGAAGCTCCAGGAGCAGATCAAGGGCAGTAAAGGGGTAGGTAATTTCCGCTCGATGTTCGTCAACATCCCGGGCGGCACCGAAAAGGCGATTCAGATCATCCCGGTGGGGGACGTGGCCACCAAGGACGAGTTCGAGCGAATCAAGAACATCACCCGGGCGGACGTGATCGCCGCGCACCGCATGAACCCGGCGCTGGCCGGCATCATGCCGGAGAACTCCAGCGGCTTCGGCGACATCGAGAAGATCGACCGCGTGTTCACCAACAACGAGATCCGCCCTATCGCCATGCTGTTCCTCCAGATCAACGCCACGCTGCGCGCCGATCGGCGCGTGGCCTGGAACGAGCCAGTGGCGGGCTGAATGCGACATATGTGCATATTTGCCGATATATGCAGACGCCCTTAGAATTCGTGATGGCATTCCGCCATGAATTTCTAAGGACAGACGATGTACGAATACAAGATGGTCCAGGTGCCGCCGAGCATTGAGGTGAAGGCCAGCAAGCACAACGGGCAGGAGGCGGCGGTATACCTCGAAACCATCGCGAACCAGTACGCGGCCGAGGGCTGGGAGTTCTATCGGATCGACAGCGTGGGCGTCCAGGTGCAGGCGGGTTGCTTCGATGCGCTGGCGGGGCGCAAGGCCTCGAACAGCACCTACTACGTGATCAGCTTCCGTCGGCCGCGTTGAGCACGGTTGCCATCAAGGCGCTGATTCGGCTTTACCAGGCCACGGCGCCGCAGCGGTTGAGGGGCGCCTGCCGCTACGAGCCCAGCTGCTCCAACTACGCGCTGCTCGCTATCGACAAGTACGGTGCCTGGAAAGGATCGGGAATGGCGTTGCGGCGGATTCATCGGTGCCGGGTGCCCAACGGCGGCGAGGACTACCCATAGCGTGCAGTGATTCGATATAGCCACTACATGTTGTGGCAGAATAGTACCCGTATGGATACCTCGGGGGAGGGGCTACGGGTGCGAATCAACTGCAACGCTTGCCGGGGAAAAGCCCGGATCGGATCGCGCGACGAGCTTTCGGAAAACTTCGCCAGGCTCTACTGCCAATGCCTGGACCCCTTGTGCGGTCATACCTTTGTGATGAACCTCACCTACTCGCACGCGCTGCGCCCTGCAGCTGGGGCGGTTGACCAATTGCTGTTCGACCGCCTTCGTCAGCTACCACGCGCCCAGCAGCGTCAACTGTTCGAGCAACTGGGAGCGGTACCGGGCTGAGGCATAGCCGCGGCAACCGCCTGGATGTTGTTCCGCACTTTAACTTCCAGTAAGCGCACAAAGCTGCGCTGCCCTTCATTAACCGCTTCGTCGCTCGTTACTGTGGAAGTGCCCATGTATGCAAGCATGTCGGCTACTTCCTTCATCTCATCGAGCAGCGTGTTAATTGCCGTGTGAAGATTGTGTTCCATTACTACCGGTCCCTTGGTGGCAGATATCAAGGCCCAAAGTTTAGGTAGCGGCTTTTTGAACCGTCAAGCACTTTCTAATTCTGGTGTCGCGACGAAAAATATTTATCAGCAGGGCTGATGACACAGCCGAAACCGTGCTAGGAGGCCCGTGCGGCGGGGCTCTGTCAGGATTGGCGCCTTTATCGCACCTTTCCTGATGCTGTTAAGCCAATATTGACCAACGCATTATTGCGTTAATTGACGCTTTCGTTATTTCTATAACGCGTTATTAAGTAGAAAGCACAAAAGCACAAATGTCCTTTTGATCCTGCGCTGCACGGTGCAATAAGTAAGTACCTAAGTAGTTACGTAACGAGCGTTTGAGTTAGTTGCGGCTGAGCGTTTGCTAGGACTGCAGGCGATCGAGTGTTATGCGGGCAATAAAAAAGAGCGCCGGAGCGCTCTTTCTTTTTGGCGATTATTGCCAGCACGTTTTTATGTTATTGCACCTCTTCCATCATCACCACGCCGTAACGGCGCTGGCCGGTTAGGTTCTCGAAGGCCACCACGAACAGGCCAGGCGGCAGCGGGATTTGCACCACGCCGTTGCCTGTGTCGTGCTGTAGCACGCGGGTGGCTTCGACCAAGGCAAAGTCGGAAGGCAGGTCCAGTTGCTCACGCGCCTTTCGCTGCCGTGCCTCAGGTACCGCGATCAGTTGTCCATCGATCAGCATGGCGTTCTCCTCACATGCACATCGGCGCGTTGCTGCCGGTGCGCTCCAGGTCCAGTTGTTCCCACGCCGAGAGCACCCGGCCGACCTTGTTGCGGTTGCGCTTCTGCACGCTGGGCATATCGGCATAACAAGCCTTGCAGGTATCGCTTAGCCCATCCTCGCTACTGGCCCGCCGGTAGAAGAACTCGCTATCGGCCGGCCAGTACTCGTCGCACTTCTTGCAGAGCTTCTCGGGTGCCTCCTCGAGCACCAGGGCGGCAGCGTCAGCCATTGGCCACCTCCTCGAGCAGGTCACCCGGGTGGGTGAAGGTGGTGCGCTCGCGCGGGTTTAGCAGGTCGGGTTGTTCCTGGAGCAGGCCGGGCGCCAAGCCCAGCTTCCTGGCCAGCGCCTCGGCAGCATGGCGAGCATCAATGGTGCAGCTCGCCGTCTGTTTCTCACCGCGCACGGTGGCCATGTAGGTCATGCCGGTGAAGCGGGTGCGGATTTCAACCATGGGCCACCTCTCCGGCCGAGCTGGCAACGTCACGGACGACCGCAGCCATCATGAAGTGCTGGCCGTTGTTGGTTTCAATGGGGCCAAGGCAGTGCCGTGCTTCCCCGGTGATCGCACTCGCCATCGGCATGGTGAGCATGACGATACGACCCAGGAAACGTGCAAGCCCTTGCCAGTCCTCGAGCTGGTCGCCGCACAGCTCGCACTCGATGAACTCCATCACTTCGTCCCAGATATCGTCGCCAGCTTTTTCACGGGCGGCGAATTTCTCGGGGTAGGCTGCGACGATCAGCTCGTACAGTTCCAAGTCGTCCAGCGGTTTCGTGTTCTGCATGGGGCACCTCAATTCAAAGTGGGTGCAGCGGCACGGGGCGCGGCACAGGGTTGGGCGAGCAGCTTGGTGATCACCGCGGCGTCGGCCGGGCTGAGTTCACCGAGCCGGTGAGCCATGTCGGCCACGCTTTCCAGGCGGATGCGTGCTTCGGCGGTTTTCTGCACCTGGTAGCGGACCAGCGCCTCGCCGACGATGGACGTGGCGGTCACCAATAGGTGGCGGGGTGCTGTGGTAGCCTTTGCTCCGCTGCCGCTTGGGTGTTGTGCTTGCATGGTGTTGCTCCTTTGCTGGTGGTTGGTGTCGGGGAGTTGCCGCTCCTCGACACCCTTCTTTCAGCCACGCCCTGGCAGGGCGCTGGCCGTGAATACCGGGCGCATTTCGCGCCGCACTTCGAACATCCCCAATTCCTTGCCGTCCAGGTCCTGCAGGTGAACCTGCGTCAGGTCGCCTGGCACTGTGGTCGGGTGGTGGTCGCGCCAGTGGCAGCTCGCGGCCAGCTCGGCCAGGGACTCGGCTGTCATCACCTCGACGCAGGCGATCGGCAGATCGATATGGCCGGCGACGCCGTTGGCGCAGTAGGTCAGTCGCATAGCTCTTATTCCTCGCCCGCTTTCTTGGCCCAGATCAGCAGCTCATAGGGCTCGACAAGCGCGCGGCGCTCGACGGAGCAGCCACCCTCATCGTCAAACGTGATCGCTAGGCCGCGCAGCGCGAACTGTTCGGGAAAGTTCTTCTCACCCATCTCAATGGCGCGATTGCAGGCGTCGGTGTAGGCGGTATTGAGATGGGCCACCTGTACGTCGAACGACCGCTTGGCCTCGGCCAGTCGCTGCTCGGCGTCGATGACCTCTTCGTGCAAGCGCTCGAGGCGGTGCATGGAATCCAGCAGATTGTTCATCGGCTTGGCGGAAGCGGTATGTGCTTGGTTGGTCATGGTGTTGCTCCTTTCAGTGGTGGGTGCGGAGTAGGTCGAAGGTGGCGGCGAACACGTCGTCGCCCAGCACGCCGGCGCTCAGGTGGCCGTAGTGCATGCCCAATTCGCGGGTGATCCAGTGGGCTTGCTCGGGGCGCTCCAGGCTGATCATCGTCAGCAGCAGGGCGCGGCTCGGCAGGTCGAGACTGTTCAGGGTTTTCAGCAGCGCGGGCAGGGCGCCCAGCTGGGCGTCAGCCCAGGTATTAATGCCGCCTTGGGCAAATGGGAACGCTTCGCCGCCGATCAGCTCGGCGTCCTTCTTCCAGGCAGAAAAGAAGGGATCGGTGCAGGTCGGCATCCGCGGGCCCATGGCCTTTCCTACGGCTGCGAACGCTTTGTCGTTGATCTTTGGTATCAGGCGTTGGCTATTCATGGTTGCGGTATTCCTCTCTCAGTTGGTTCAAGCGGCGGCGCATGTCTTCGCGGTACTCGTCTGGAAAAGTCGGGTCAGCGAGCCATTCGCGGATCTGCTGTGGCTTCCAGCGGCTCAGCATGTCGAGCGCCAGGCAGTCCCGTAGCAGGGCTTCGTCAGTGGAAATCGCTGGCATGGGAAGGCCCGGAAAAGGAAAACGGCGGGTTGACCCCCAAAACGTCTGGAATGTCTGGAATGTCGAAAACCCGACACGGCTGGAACCCGCGTCGTTGCTGGGCTGCGTAATTTTTTTGACATTCCAGTGCTACTGGAATGTTCTGGAATGTCGGGGATTTGGCAGAAGGCGCAAAGCCGCGTGGCACTAGGGCTGCAGAGCGATTCCAGGGCATTCCAGTGATTTCGGATTTACTGGAATGTTCTGGTATGAAAAACATTCCAGCGCATTCCAGTGGCATGAAGCTTGATTGGCCCTTGCAAGTAACTGTATCCATTGACTATTCCTTAACATTCCAGAAATTCCAGATAGATTGGGGGAGTACACAGAAACGCCCTCTATTCCTACGCACGCACACACGCACACGTATAAACCTATACAGATCAACCACTTACACACCACGTTTGAAGATCCAGCAGTTGACCCCCCGCCGTTCGATCCTTGAGTAGATCTTCCGGCTCTCGACGAAGGTGTAGGTGCGGCTCTGCGGTAGGTAGCGGCGCAATTGGGAGGTCGGGATGGACTCTTGCCCGGCCTGGCGACTGACCTGGTTGAAGTGCTCGAGGTTGATCGCGATCAGGCCTTTCTCGGCGCTGTGGTTGAGGGTTTCGCGGATCTCCTCGCGGGTGCCCTCGGCGTCGGTGATGGTGACCACCTGTTCGTTGAGGTAGTGGTAGATCTGCCAGAACTGCGAGGCCATGGGGTGCTCGGCGCTGATGCGCTGCTGGCGTTCCAGGGCGCGCCCATCCAGGTGCTTTGCCAGCTGCTCGAGGTCGCGGTCTGTCCAGTCCGGAAAGAACACCTGGGTGGCCTTTGCCGCCGCCATGATCTGTGCGTGGCACAGGGCGATCCGACTATGGGTCACGCCACCCAGCGAGCTGAAGCGGCGCTCGTACATGGGGAAGGCCTCGAAGTAGCGCTGCAGCCAGGCCTGTTCTTGGCTCAGTACGGTGCGCAGGAAGCCCGCTAGGCTGTCCACGTCCATGCCTTTCAGCCGCTCGGCCAGGGGCTTCAGCGCGTCGCTGTGATGATCCAGGGTCATGTGCAGGTAAACGATCCGCGTGATGATGGCTTCGGAGCCGTCCACGCTGGTGTTCTGCGAAATGCACACGGCGCCGCGGAAGATCAGCGACTCGGTGTCGCTGTTGGCGCTACGCACGCCCATCACGCGCAGCTTGGCCTTGTAGTCGAACAGCGGCTTGATCTCGTCCCAGTTGTACTGGACGGTCAGGGTGCGGCCCATGCCGTCGGTGGTCTCCTTGTCGGACTCGAGCAGCACGACGGGCAGGTTGCTCACGCCAGCCAGGGCACGCAGCAGGCCGATCGCCGACGCACCGCTGCCGCTGGGCTTGATGCCTTCTTCGTCCTTGCGGCCGACCAGGCGCCAGAGGAAGCGCAGCAGGGTGGTTTTGCCAGAGCCGGCCACGCCAGTCAGTTCCAGGAACGGCCAGCTCGATTGCCGCGCGCGGATCTGTTCGGCGAACAGGGTGCCGGTCCACCAGCTGAGGGTGGCCAAGCCGTTGAGGTTGAACACCGCGCGGAAGTCGACGAACCAGGAAGGGTCGAACTCCTGGCCGCGCACCACCGGGTAGTTGCGCATGGAGGTCTTGAGGCCGTCGGACCCGACGTCCAGAAAGCCATGCTTGTTGACGCCGATTTCCTTGCCCTTGGCGATGCCGAAGGTGGGGTAGCAGTAGGCGCCGCTGACGTCGTCGTAGCCGACGAAGGGCAGCGTGCGGACGGTGCGGACATCGCGCAGCCAGTCGCTCTTGAGCATGGCCAGTACGCGCTCGCCGCCCTCGAACATGCCGCCCGGCGTGCGCTCGAGCAGCGCCTTGGCGAAGCCACGCGGATCGGTGATGGCGTTGGGTGCCAGCGGTTCCTTGCAGCTCTGCCGGGCGTTGGGGAAGTCGAACTGGAAGAAGTAGCGCTGCTCGCCGGTGACGGCGTCCTTCTCGATGTATTCAAAGCGCGGAATGCAGTTGGCTACCTGGGACAGGGTGGTGTGCTTGGCGAACTCCGGGCTGTGACCCTCGATGTCGTCACCGTCCAGATCCTTTTGCAGCTCGGTGAGGTTCACGCGGGCCGAGTACAGGTGGTTGTTGAACTCCACCAGGAAGAAGCCCTTGGGCTTGCGCAGGTATTGCAGGTACGCCTTCTTCATCGGCGTTTTCGCGCTGAACAGTCGGCCCTGATAACAGGCCTCGTCCATGAATGCGTCGTCCAGCTGGCCATCGCGGTACACGTCGTCCCAGTCCCGCTCGCCGGCGAGCGCCACCCAGCCCAGTTCACGCATGTCGCGCAGCTGCTTGAGGTACTTGGGGATGTAGTTGCGGCCGGCCTGGTCGTCGTCCAGGGCGATGACCCAGGTGACTGACTTGCCCTTGTTGGCCTCGACGATGTCCCAGGGGAAGTTCACGCAGCTGATCGCGGCGATGGCCTTGAAGCCGGCGAGGTGCAGCGCAACGGCGTGGAAGATGCCCTCGACGATGTAGACTCGGTCGCTCTTGTCGATGGTCTGGCCAGGCGGCACCCAGCCGTTGCCCTTGTAGGACATGCCGTACTTGATGCCGGCTTTGTCGCCGTCGTTACGGGCCACCGCGGTGGCATCGATGATCCGTTCCCAGTAGCCGTCGCACAGCGGGAAGCGCACCGTGTCCGCCCAGCTCTCGTCCTTCAGCTTGCGCCGCGCCTGGCTGTACCAGCCCTTCATCTTCGCGGTATCGAAGCCGCGGTTGCGCTGCAGGTAGGCGTCGGCGGTAGCGTTGGGGTTGGCCTCGGTCTTGGGAAAGCGCTCGCTCAGGTTTTCGAACAGGTAGCTGTAGCGCTCCCGGGTCTTTTCCTCATAGCGGCATTCGTTCTCGCGGTTGCACTTGAGCTGGTACGGCTTGGCGCGGCTGATGAACAGCTTGCGCTCGCCGCAGCTCGGGCAGACGCCCTTCTGCAGGTACTTGTCGGTGATGCTGGTGAAGTCCAGTTCCCGGTCTTGCTCCAGGGCCTTTACGACGTCCAGTCGGTAGATGTCCTCGAATTGCATGGCCGGCCCCTCAGCGCTGGGAGCTGGATTTGGAGGTTTCCGCTCTGACCCGTTCGGCCTGCTCCGCGGCTTCCATGGCGATGTGGATCATGTTGACCAGGACGGCTTCCTTTGAGCCCTCGGTCTTCTCACGGATCAGGAGGCGACCGTTTTTGATCTCCTTTCTGATCAGGCTCTCTGATTGCCCAGTGCGCCGTGCAAGCTCAGTAACTGTGGTGTAGGGCGTGTCGATGACGATATTCATTTGGTAAGCTCTCCTAGTCATATGTGCAGCACATATACACATATGAGTACTTTAAGCTTACAAATGGATATGTCAAGGGGTGGGGGAATGGAGCTCGGCGAAAAGCTGAAATTGATGCGTACCCGTGAACGGATGACGCAGGGGGAGATGGCTGCAGAGGTTGAAATCAGCCTGAGCAGCCTGAAGAACTACGAGCTGGGGTTGCGGAAGGAAGTCAGCGCACTGGCGCTGCTGAAGATCACCACCAACCCGCGATTCAAGAAGTACACGCTGTGGCTGATGTGCGACGAAGTTGCCCCGGAGTGCGGGCAAGTCAGCCCCGTCTGAGCCAGTGTCGATCAAGAAGCTCGAGGACGGGCGCTATGAGGTCGACTGCCGGCCAGAGGGTCGCAATGGCCCGCGGATCCGCAAGAAGTTCAGGACGAAGAACGAAGCCCTGGTCTACCAGAATCGGATCATGGGCGACGGTGCTCGAGGGGCTTTCGAGAAGAAGCCCAAGCGAGACGATCGGCTGCTGTCCGACCTGATAACGCTCTGGTTCAACAACCATGGGCGGACCCTCAAGCGCGGCGAGGAACGCGAACGCGCATTGCAGGCGATGGCCACCCGCATGGGCGATCCGCGCGCATCAGACTTCACCACCAGCCACTTCACCCAGTACCGCGCTGATCGTCTGGCCGGCAAGTTCGGCCGCGAATCGGCAGGCAGTGGGCGGAAGAAAGGTGAGAAGGCCAAGCCAGTCAGCGCCAATACCTTGAACCATGAACTGGCCTACCTGCGGGCTGTGTTCAACGAGCTCGAGCGGCTGGGCGAATGGGCAGGTGATAACCCGCTGGCGAAGGTGCGGGCGCTGAAGTTCGATGAAACGGAAATGGCGTACCTGGAGCGCGAGCAGATCCAGCCTTTGCTGGCTGCGCTGGATGTCATTTCGGCTAACGCTGGGCTTGTCGCTCGCATCTGTTTGGCCACTGGTGCTAGGTGGTCCGAGGCCGAAGGGCTTACCACGCGCCAGGTGCGCGACTGCCGGATTCACTACACCAGGACGAAGTCATCGAAGAACCGGGCGGTGCCCATCACCGAGGATCTGCAGAAGAAGATCAAGGCCGCGTTGCCGTTCGGTGATTGCTACAAGCGATTCGGCGAAGCGGTCGACGCGATAGGCCTCGACCTGCCGGCCGGCCAGCTGACCCACGTGCTGCGCCACACCTTTGCCAGCCATTACATGATGAACGGTGGCGACATCCTCACCCTGCAGCGCGTGCTCGGCCACGCTTCGTTGGCCATGACGATGAAATACGCCCACTTCAGCCCGGGGCACCTGGCTGAGGTGGTGAATCGAAATCCGCTTGCAAATCAGAAGTGAGCAGAAAGGCTATGGAAAGTGAAATAAGCTGGGTAACAGTTGCAGCGATCATCGCCAGAAAGACCGATTGGACAACTCTCTTTGTTGCGATCGCGGCGGGATCTGTAGGTGCGTTTGGTAACTATTGGCTTTGGTCTAGGCAAGCTAAAGCCGAGCGTCGATCCCTGAGGGCGGGAATGCTTGCAGAGGTGGCTGCACTGATTGCACTTATCAAAATTAGAGGCTACGTGCAGTTGTTTCAGGAGATGCATGACCGAGTGGTAGAAACCGGCATGTATAACCAGCCAGTGGAGTTTCGGATTGCCGTTTCGATTCCGGATGGCTTTAACAGGGTATACCAGGCCAACGTGTCCAAGCTTGGTGCCCTGTCGACGTATGAAGCGCGGCAAGTCGTACGGTTTCATCAACTCATCGAGAGCTTCCGAGCCGCCGTGACGGAGGGTGGAAAACTCTGGCACGGGGCAAGCGTACCCGAACCTTGGGCGGATTCAATGAATGTGTTGAGAGACGCGGTTGTGATCGGCGAACAGCTCAGCCGGCCGGTGAAATGGTGGCGACGCGTTTTGGGAGCGTGGACATAA